ATGGCGACATACACGAAGCGCGGCGGCGTGTGGCGCGCGCAGGTGCGCCGCAAGGGCGTAAGCGTATCGGAGACGTTCAAAAGCAAGGCGGATGCTGTCGCATGGGCAGCGCGGATCGAGCACGAAATCAACGTTGGCAAGCTGACGCCCGGCACGAAGCATACGCTCGCCGACGCGCTCCGCGAGTATGAGAAGCGCGTCAGCCCGACGAAGCGCACGGCCCGGTGGGAGGCGATTCGCTTTGCCGCGTTCATCCGTGACTTTCCAGACATGGCAGCGATGCCGCTTGCGGACGTGACGTCTGACCATATGGGGCGGTGGCGCGATGCGCGACTCGCGGGCGATGAGGGCGCCGGCCGCGCGCCCGTCGGCACGGCCACGGTGCTGCGCGAGATTAATCTGCTGTCGCACGTGTTCACTACCGCCCGCGACGAATGGAAGTGGATCACCGAAAGCCCGCTCACTGGCATGCGCAGACCGACCGAGCCGGCGCCGCGCAAGCGGCGCATCACGGATGAAGAGGTTGCACTGCTGCTCGAGCGGCTTGGCTATCGCACGGATGAGGCGCCGGCCACGAAGTCGGCTCGGATCGGAGCGATGCTCGTGTTCGCGATCGAGACCGCGATGCGGGCCGGCGAGATCGAGGGGATGGCGTGGGATGAGGTCGACCTGGAAAAGCGCTATGTGCATCTGCCACGCACGAAAACTGGCGTAGCGCGCGATGTTCCGCTGTCGCCGCGCGCGCTGGCAGTGCTTGAGCAGCTCGGGCCGCTAAGGAAGGAATTCGAGGGGAATGTGTTCGGCGTCGATGCGCCGGCGCGCGATGCCCTGTTTCGGAAGGCGAAGACTGCCGCAGCACTGAGCGACCTGCATTTCCATGATGCGCGCCGTGAGGCGCTGACGCGGCTGTCGAAGATCTTCAATGTGATGGAGCTGGCGAAGATCAGCGGCCACCGGGATCTGCGTATCCTGCAGGCGGTGTACTACGCGCCGCACGCCGCTGATCTTGCTGACAAACTCCATCAGGCTTCGACGTGAGACTCGGCCCACGCGATCACGTCTTTTGCGCGCCAAAGCGGGCGGGCGCGCTCGGTTGCGCTCTTGCCTGACGGAATTCGGATCGGCCGCGGGAACCCGTCCTGCGTGATGATCCACTGCCGCGTGTGCTGCTCGCTGCGATGCAGATATTTCGCCAGTTCGGCCAGATCCCACAGTGCATGCGGCGTCAGGCGCGCAGCGATTTCTTGAGCCAGTTCGGTGATCTCGGTCATTTTCCCCTCGTGGTCATAGCGAGCTCGACGCGGCGGCTGATCTCGCGATCGTAGCCGACGAGCGTCGATTGAAGGTTCGGGCCGGTACGTCGTTCTCCTACCGGCGTATCGAGCGGCGCTCGCGGCGATGATTCGACCGGTGGGAGGCAATAACCGAGGTCATTCGTACATCGCAAATCGATGCGAATGCGGCCCGAATAAAAGAGCATGTCGACTCGACATTGAAGAACGGCAGGCTGAACGCCAAGCGCGAATGCGAGCTGATAGATGGTCTTCGTGCCCTTCGAAAGCTGCGCGAGGATCTCGTCGTTTTTAATGCGGGCAGTGGTCACGATTGGCTTCCTCGTATATCGTTGTCGGCGTAGCCGAGCCTGCCACCGCAGTAGCAGCAGTAGCGCATGCCGTATTTCTGCGGCGTATCGTCGAGTGCGACGTCCTTACCGCAAGACGTCTCCCAGATATCCGATCTGCAGTCTGCGGGCGTCCACGAGCACGTGCGCTCCGATGGGGTCTTCTTGGTCATTTCTGTTCTCCCTCACTAGCAGGGGCGCGGAACATCGGAAATGTTGCAGCCGCTTGTCGCGCTTCCCGGCGCATCCATTCCGGCCATGAGGTGAACTCTTTCTTGGCTTTTTCGAATTGCGCCGAGAACCGCCTGATGTCGTCTTCGCTCACGATCCTTCTCCCTGTCGTTGCGCGAGGGCGGCGCGAGCCGCATTCCAAGTAGCGCACCATGCGCATTGCGTTCCAGCTTTCGCACCGTTGTCAGAATCCCAAATTCCCGGTATGTCGTGAGCATGGTCCGGTGCATTCTCGATTCCGCGATACGGCCGGTTATACTCGCCCTGGTTGATCTTGCGAATAACGTTCGCCATAAGATCGCGGAACGCCAAGGCATCCCGCTTATCCGCCTCTACCTTTGCCAGTAGGGCGTCGATGGCGTCGGCGGCTTCTTGCGGTATTGGATCATTCAGCCAGTTCCATTTGCGCAGCTTCGCCGCCAGCGCCTTCATCTTCGAGATGTCGATCGTCATACAGCCTCCCAAAGTGATTTCTGACCACGCAAATGCGCGGCCGTATCAATGCGCGGCCGCGCGGGCGTGTTCCAGTTGCCGCCGCCGCGCGAACCAATAAGACGCCAACCTGCGCCGCGTAGACTGGCGCCCCCTTCATCAGGAAGCGCATAGGTGATCAACCGCGCGTAACCGAGCGCTCGGGCGGCGCGCCATGCAGCTGAGTACAGCGCAGAACACGCGTTTCGCGTGCCATCCGTGCAGCACCGTGTGACTTCGAGGGTCCAGCCGTCGTCGTTGCCGCGCGCGACAGGACGCCCTACGATCGCTACTCCGCATATGCCAGTACAGTCGTCTCGGCCCATCAGCATGTCGTCAACAACCGCGATGCTGAACTTGTGGCCGACTACGGGCGCGTGGTGCCGGTGATGCTCGGCGACGAATACGTTCGCCCCTTCCAGCGAAATCGGGACGATTTGAAGGCTCATCCCTTATCTCCATTGGGGGCGGTCTTGAGCAGTTTGATTGCCGCCAAACATGCGCGCGCACCGGCTGCTTGCTTGCGAGTCGGAGATGCTTGAGGTGGCGATTCTTCCTCGAAATACTCGGCCATCTTTCTACACGTCTCCATGCACTCCTCGATGATCGCCTCCCTGTCGGGAGTGGTGCGGCGGCAATACTCCCACGCGCTCAGTGCGGCCTCATAGGTAGACTCGGTGTTCGGGCCTTCCGAAATCCACCAATCCTCAAACTCTTCTCTCTCAGTCACGTTGTGGCTCCTTGTTGAGGCGCGCGTCGTCGATCTTGAAAATCATGTCGATCATCTTCGGGTGCAGGGCGTACTTGACTTCCTCCTTGCTGCATCCGGCCGTGTGGCGAAGCGTCAGCACGAACGCCATAACTCCGCTGGCTAGCCCCCTCGGTGGTGAATGTGTGCTTCATGGCTTGCTCCGTATTTGAGCCTTACCGTGTGCCATGGCGCGGTACCGTTTATCCCCCACGCCACGTATCTGCGTTTTCTCGCAGCGGCTACAAGTGCGGAATCTTCCATATGGAGTTCCGCTCCAGTGAACCTAGCCGTGGATCCCCACAAAGCACAGCAGTCTCTTCATGGCCTGCTCCGGGTGAGGGCGTAGAGTTGGTGCGATCCGTCCGGCAGCGACCCGGTGTACTCGAAGTCCCGGTTCACCATCGAGTCGATTTTCCGGAAGCGGTGCACAGACAGAATTCCGACCGGCTCCCCGCAAACCTTCTCCAGCACGGCGGCAGCGAACGCGACCCAGAGGTTCGGCGAGCATTTATCGCGCGCCTCCCACTCGGCATAGACACGTTCGTAGATGACGTCGATCTCGTCGGGCGTCAGAATCGGATCACTCATGAGAGGCTCCTGTGCGGGCGGCTTCAAGAAGTTCGCGAGCGAAGCCGAGAATATCGGCGTCGTTCAATGCGGCGCGGCCATTGTCGAGGCTGTACCCGGTGACTCGCTCGAACATAGCTGCAATCCGCTCGTCCGTCACCTCGTCTCGCGACTCCGATCGACATCCGTCGTACTGACATGCTCTCGGGGTCGAGCATCCGGCGCATGGCGTGTTCCAATCGCCTTCCTCGTCTCGCGGCTCCGGCTGCTGGGTGGCAATGACTTCGCGTTCGATGGCGCGCGCGAAATTCTCTGTCCCGAACACAACATCGTCATCGCCCACGTACAAGTGCTCGCGCGCGAACTTTTCTATTTGTTGCACGGTCAGCGTCTTACCCATGCTTGGCTCCCGCAAGATTCGATTGAACCCAGCCACGCATGCGCTGCCAGCGCATTGCGCCGAGACGATCCTCCGGAATGCGCTCATATTTTTGGAAAACATGTTGCCCCCATTCCGGATACCAGGGGCGCACCGGCCCGCACAGAACGAAGGTGACGGGCTTGAATGGATAGAGCCCTTCATCGTTTTCGTAGACGATTTCACGGACCATAGCGGGCGCGATATTGAATGCCGCAGCGACAGCATCCCAGTCGTCCGGGTCGATAGGTGCCATGTCCATGCCGCGCGCATGGCCGAGTGCACCAAGGGTGCAGAACTGGCCGTCTTCGTTCACGAGCGATTCGGCCGCGAGGGCCTTCACCGGCATTGCATCGAGGGCCGCGGCGAGTTCGCGCAGTGCTGCTTGCCCGCGCTTGCCGCTGATCGCCCGATGTACCGCACCTCGCCACAAGCCAAAGGTGCCGTCCTCGCCATCGTCCGTATATCCGCTTCTGCTCATGTCTTGGCTCCTTTTCCTGTCCCATCGCACCACGGGCATTGCTCGTATTTACCGAGCCAGCCCGATCCGCCGCAGTGTTTGCAGATGCACCTCATTGCTTGTCACCTTTGAGAAGTTCGCGTAGCAGCTCGACCTCTGGCTCAAACCCGCCGCAGCCGTGCAAATAGGTAAGCGCGGTGTCCACGTTCTCGCGCTGCTCACTCGTCAGCCCGACAGGAGCGGATGCCGGGGCGGGAGGGGGCGGGGCATAGTAAACGCGGCGACGGTTGCTCGGCTGTCGTTCTGCGTAATACGCTGGCGTAACATCGACCCACGAACTAGTTGCCTCGACCCAAACCTGATGAATCACCTGCCCGGTCGCCACCACTTCCACCGCCTGCACGTCTGTCGGCGCTGCCGCAGTGAACTTGTTCCATTCGTCATCGGCGGCATGGAGGGCGTCAATCGACGGAAAGGAAAACCGCATAACGAAACTCTGCTTCGCCGGATCAGGATCGCCGCTAACCTCGGTGACACGGAATGCTTTACGCATCATTGGCAACTCGCGCGTCTCTGTCGGCGCTGCCACCGCATCTGCGGAGGTAGCGGTCGCGGGCTTGTTCATACAGTCTTCAGTGCAGAACACGCCGGGGCCGTATTGTGGGTGGACGTGTGGCACGAGATCCACCTCCTCGACCAGCACGAAGCCGGAAGGGATCACCATCCCTCCCGCCACATCAGTGCGAGGGGCGCGGGATTCTCGCAGCGCTTCGATTGCGGCGAGGATAGGATTGTTCGCGCTCGACCATTCACCGACGTCAATGCCGAGGAATTCGCCTACCGCATCGGCAAGCCGCGTGCCGATCTCTTCCATCTGGTCGCGCTCGCCGATCGTCTCCGAAAGGGTGCGATCGGTATCGCTGTCCACCCCCGCCGCATTGGGCGACGAGGCGCGGGCGAATAGCGCGCGGATTGCGTCGGCATGGATGAATGCGGTCCCGTCATCACGACGGATCGATTGCGCGTATTCGCGCAGCAGTTCATTGAGTTGTTCCATGTCAGTCCATCCGGAGCACTTCATCAAGCGTGTGGGTCAGATCGGCAACCGTCTTACATGCGGCATCGCCGAATTCTTTCACTGCCTCATCTGCGGCACTCCGCGCCATGCCGGACGGCCAGCCCTTGACGAATACTGCGCAGCAGTAGACTTGCGCCCACATGCCCGGTGCATTCAGATAATCCGAGACCTGCGCCGCCCGCTCGTCCGCCGGCGAGGGTGCGGGATTGGCTTTAGGCTTCGCCCTCAGGGCTTGTCGATGCCTTTGATGCTTGACAAAGAATCGAATCGCCCCATCGTCGTACCAATGCGCAGGCGTCGCCGATTCAAAGGCATTCATGATTTGTTCGGCGGCCATATCAAACGCGGCCGCGTACCAGCTTTCCCATGTTTCATCTTCTTCCGGCGGCATCTGGCCGAAATTCGCGAGGATGTCATACACCTCGACGCGAACACGGTCGATTCGGTCGATCGGCGCTACTGCGGGCGCGCCCGCACGGCGATAAAGCGGCTCGGCCATGGTGATGTCGTAACCGTATGCAGGACGCGTGAAAGAGAGTTCCGGCTTTTCATAGCCGGCAAACTCACCGTCAACCGTCTTGACCGGATAGTTGATCCATGCCGCTACGGGCTCGTCGATCGGCGCTTCTGCGGACTGCTCGACAGGGGAGAGCCCGTATCTCGCGATCAGATCGGCCGACAGTTCGGGATGCGTCGACGCGCACGCATCAGCGTAGGCGCGCAGCGCGGCCCGCGCATGTTGGTCGTGCATCATGTCGAGAACGAAGTACTCGCAGTCGTGATGCTTCCCGCCCGGCTCGCTGCTGCCGTCAACGCGGCGCACGTCGAACTTGCGATACAAGCCCTGTTCGTGTTCGTGCAGATCGTAATCGCGGTCCGTCAGCGCATCAGCGCTGCTATTGTCGGTGGTCTTCATGGTGGTCGTCCTCAGGTGGTCAGTTGCTTCACGTTCGCCGCGAACACGGCGCGCGCGAACCCCATTGGCGTAGCCGAGCGGATGTCGCCGCGGTCATCGGATGGGGGGGCAGCGTGGATGCGGTTGTCGGGTGCGCCGAGCCCTTCCGCACGATTCGGCGCTGGCATTTCGAATCCGCCACCGACCCACAGGCACGTCTTCTTCGTGTAGTTGTCGGCCAGCTCGAAACCCGTGAAGTCGTGCGGATGGAATGTGTAGTCGGGCTTGCGCCAGTGCGACGAGATCACGCTCACCGGGTTCTCGATTCCGTACGGGGCGCTGAGCGATTCGAGGAATTCGGCAGCGACGGCGAACATCTCGATCGACTGCGACAGGGCGCGCAGGCCCTTTCCCTGGAACCAGCGCGCGCCGCTGACCGCCAGGTGCGTGCACGGCGGGAACGCGAAGCCGAACACGACCAGCGAATCAGGCGGCAGCGACGGCGGCCCGATCAACGCGTCCCATTGCTGGAAGATGATCCTGTCACGCACCGTGCGGCCGACATGCTGAACATCGAAGCAGATGCATCGGTAGCCGGCCTCGGCCCAGGGTCGCGCCATGTTGCCCGTCTTATCGAACAGGAAAACGGCTGTCGGTACAGTCATCGCATCCTCTGTTAAGTGGTCAGCTTCAATGGCCGTTACTCCGCGTCGATCATTCGCGAGAAGAGATCGTGGGCGCTGGCTTGGAGTTGCTTTACGGTGGGTTCAAGCTTCGCCCCTGCGGCGTCCCATGCGGCGTCCCATGCGGCGGCCCATGCGGCGGCCCATGCGGCGTCCCATGCGGCGGCCCATGCGGCGTCCCATGCGGCGTCCCATGCGGCGGCCGCGAATTCCTTCGCGCGGTTCTTCGCGGTAATCTCTGCGAGTTCGCGATCCGCTGCGGTCCGCTCCCGCATATCGACCCACGATTCACCATCGAGCCGCGTTTGCTCCGGGTACTGCGCCCAGACTGTTGCGATGTGTGTACCGTCTTCGAGACGGATGCGCTCGCCATCAGCGACGAGCGGCGTGTGCTTGATCTCGTTCATGCTTCACCTCGAGCGCGGAGCATGGCGTCGGCGAGCGCGTAGCAATCTTCCGCGATCGAGGATGCGTACTCGGCCGGCTCTATCGTCGGGGCGAGACTGGCGAGGTAGCCGACGAGCGCCCTCGCCGCGAAGTAGTCGCGAAGCGTCATACCGCACGACCAGTTTTCAGCGGGGACGGGAAACGCCGGCCCGCTGTTGGTTTCCTTCGCTTCTCGGTAGAAGCGGTTTTCGGTCTTGTCCATGTGGTCTCTCGTTGTGGTGCGCATTACGCTGCGTCAGCAAGTTCGCCAGTCTCGACTTCCTCGAACTGGCCCGCTTTGGTGACGCGATACCAGATGCCAGCCTTCAGGTTCTCGCCCTCGTAGCCGACAGCGAAACGGGCTCGTTCGTTGGCATTGCGATACGCAATCGAGATCGATGCACCTTTGCCGATCCTGAATTGCGTGTTGAATCCGGCGACAGCGATCACGGCGTTTTCACCGTCTGCAACGATCCGTGCGTCGTCGCCCGAGCTGCCGATCTGCGCGCCATTGCCCGAGCTGCCGATCCGCGCGTCGTCGCCCGAGCTGCCGATCCGCGCGTCGTCGCCCGAGCTGCCGATCCGCGCGTAGTTGCCCGAGCTGCCGATCCGCGCGCCATTGCCCGAGCTGCCGATCTGCGCGTCGTCGCCCGAGCTGCCGATCTGCGCGCCATTGCCCGAGCTGCCGATCTGCGCGCCATTGCCCGAGCTGCCGATCCGCGCGTCGTTGCCCGAGCTGCCGATCTGCGCGCCATTGCCCGAGCTGCCGATCCGCGCGCCATTGCCCGAGCTGCCGATCTGCGCGCCATTGCCCGAGCTGCCGATCCGCGCGTCGTCGCCCGAGCTGCCGATCCGCGCGTAGTTGCCCGAGCTGCCGATCTGCGCGTCGTCGCCCGAGCTGCCGATCTGCGCGTCGTCGCCCGAGCTGCCGATCTGCGCGTCGTTGCCCGAGTTGCCGATCCGCGCGTAGTTGCCCGAGCTGCCGATCCGCGCGTCGTCGCCCGAGCTGCCGATCCGCGCGTAGTTGCCCGAGCTGCCGATCCGCGCGTCGTAGCCCGAGCTGCCGATCCGCGCGTAGTTGCCCGAGCTGCCGATCCGCGCGTAGTCCGTGCCGTTGTCGTTCTCGGTGATGACATCGACGGTCGCGACCTCGACCGAGATCGCCGTCGTCGCTTCGATCAGCTTGTCGGACGCGTTCTTCGCATCAGCCGCGATGTCCTTCGCCACCGACGTGTCATCGAGCAATTCGGAAAATGCGCGCTCAGTCAGCCAGCCAGAATCGTCGAAGCGGTTGCCGTCGCGCAGTGCCTGTTGGGCGTCGGTGTACTCGGCGCCCTGCGGGAACTTGCGGATGAACCAGCCATAGCCATCGGTGCAGGCTTCCCATTTACGCAGTAGGTCGGTCGTAATCTTCATGTGGGTCTCCGGGAGGGGGCGTGATTGCCCGCCGTAGCGGGCGCGGTTGGTCAGGCGCGATGGATGCAACAGCCGACGCCGAGGAATTCGCTCACGATGTACGTTTCGCGGAATTTCCGGAAGACGCGCACGCCGAGCGCCGGGTGAGCATTGCGGTTCTTGCGAATCTCGCGGGCTGCCTTCGCGCGGGTGATTGCTTGTTCTTCGCCGTCGTTCCAGCGAAGCATCATTTGCGGCTTGCTCATGTCTTTCTCCTGTAGCGGGAGCGGTTGGTCAGGCGACGTACAGGAACGAGAGCAACGCGTCGAACCACGGCGTGCCGTCGCAGCGCTTATCCCAGAGCAGACTTGTATCGCCATAGGGCAGATCGGTCACGATCGCATCGGCGATCGCTTCCGGCAGCTGCGTCATCAGATCGCGGCAATCGCCGAAATGGCAGCGGTCAATCCAGTCGCTCATCGCATCCTCTGTTAAGTGGTCGGCCTCAATGGCAAAAAGTTGGGCGCTTTACTGGCCGCCCTAATCACCACGGGGAAATAAGGCGCACCACTCCACCCGGCGGAGAAGCGCCGTCCGTTTGTCGGCCTATTCCTGGTTGGGTGGGTGGTGCGTGGGATTACTTGGCGGGGTTGCTGCGAATTGCCTCGCAGACTTCAACCACGCGCTTGCATTCCTGGACGCTCATATAGCCGATGTGCGTCAACTTGAACGGAATGCCAAGTTGCTGCGATAGCCAGCGATATCCAGCTTTGCGCGCATGGCTCTTCGAGCATCCGTCGCGCCGAGTCTTTGCTTGCCAGAGCGGATCGAATGCGGCATGCGCTTTCATCTTCCACTCGCGCAGTTCAGCGTTTGCTAGGCCACCCAGCGGTTTTGTCGTGCCGGGATGACATCCGACCCATGCCTGGCATGGGGCGCATATCCAGATCGGCCCGTAGTCGCGCTGATACGGATATCCGCTATCGCCGAGACGAACTAGCTTCGCCGGCTGCTCGCAATAGCGGCATTTCTTGATCTTGTCCATGATTGAGGCGCCCCACCACCCAGGTAGCGGGGCGGGTTCTTAGGCGGCTTGCGCGAAACTGAGCCGGTAGAATGCCTCGCGCGTGATCTCGACGTCGTGTTTGCAGTACTTGGCCACTTCCGCAATTCTTCCTTGCTGTATCATCGGCCACACGTCTGCGCCACTGATACCGCCCTTCCCTTTGATCCCAAGCGCCTTGCACAAGTTGTCGAGCGACACGCGATTGCCGACGCCGGCCCACGCGGTCATCGTGTCGAAGATGTGCGCATCCCATGGGCGGGCGTTGAAGGGGATGATCGACGGCGGCTTGATGCCGAGCACGACTGCGCGCTGGAACAAGAACCGCAGGTCGAAGCCGGTGATGTTGTGGCCGACGAAGATGGGGCGCATGTCGGATGATGGATTGAATGCCGCAAAGATTTCGGCAAAAGCAACCGCCAGCATGTCGCGCTCGCGGGCGATGTTGAAATTCCCACTTCCGTCCGTAGCCGTCCATGCAGACGGCGCGCGATCATCGAACGCCAGCCCGACTACTGCGATATGCCCCTTCCCGCCGTCGAAACAGGTCTTGTGCAATTCCTCCTGCGCCGTTTCTTCCAACTTTTCGTCGCGGAAGCGCTCGACCCACATCTCGAGCGCCTTGTCCTTCGACGTGGACTTGATCTTGTCGGGATCGGTCATGCCCAGTTCGGCGCACGCCTTTTCCTTCGTCAACGTGGACGGAGCTTTGAAGTTCTCGCGCAAGTCGGCGCGGATGGCTTCGAGAACGGCGGGATCTTGGCTCGGCACCGTCTCGATGTCGAGAAAAAAGTTCGTCATGGTTTCCTCAGTAAGGAATGTCTTCGTCTTCGAACGCAGGTTGCGCGGGCGTTTCGAGTTCCTTCTTACGTTTGTCCTTGCCGACAACGAAGGCGTCCTCGGACAGTTTGTCCTTTCGTTCGCGGGCCAGTTTCACGGCAGCGATATAGGCTTCCTGAAGAGCGTGCATATCTCCCGCGGCTTCAATTGCTGCCTGCCAGTCCGCCATTTCTTCGGCGGACACGCCGGATGGCTCCGGAGTCGGCTCCGCGCCAGATTCCAGCCATTCGCGTAGCATCACACCGGTCTGGTCGCTGATCTTAAATGGATCTCGGCCGGCAAAAAGACCGGTTCGATCCTTAGACGGCAGGGCATAGTTGGAGTCGTGCTGAATATCGAGAACCACGCTGACCTCGTATTCGAAGCCATCGCGCTGCTCCGACTTCATACCGAGCTTGACGACCTTTTTCCGGCCGTTTTCCTCGATCTGTGCTGTCTCGGTCTTACTGCGCATCGTGACGATGATATGCATCGGCGAGCGCAGGATCGCGTCGATAAACGCGCGATGACGGGGCGTCACGACGTTCCACGCCGACCATGAATTTCCCTTAAACTTGGCTTGAGCAATTTGGTCTACAAGCTCAAGGCAGCCGCCAACGCCCGACCATTCGTGCGTGATGCTGTCGATAATCAGGACGTCATAGCCACCCTCTTCAGCATCTTTCATGGCCTTGATGAACGATTCGGGTGTGTACGGCGGATCAAGCTCCAGCACGTCGAAGTCGCACCAGCTCGCGTACAGCGACGCCGAACCGCGCTCCGTGTCGATGACGGCAATCTTCCCGCCGAGACCTTGGGCGATCTTAAGCGCCCCAAACGTCTTCCCCGAACCGCTCGGGCCAGTCAGGCCGAGGCGAAGGCGACTCTTTTTCCGTTCCGCTTTCTTGAATGACATGTTTGCTCTCCTTGCTGGGCGCTGCCTTAGCCTGCGTCCCATGCAGTGATTGATACGATTGCAGCGCGTCTGTCGCTTCGCGCTCCTGTTGTTCCTGTTGCGCCTGCCAGTAATCCGGCCCGTCGTCATCGGTCATAATGGCTCTCCCACCAATTCCTCCCCGACACTCACTAATTTGTCGAAAAGGAAGTTTTGAAGCTCGCGCGTCATATCCTTCCAGCCGTGCCGCAGGTGGATGTATTCCTCGATCAGCGTTGATGCGAGTTGCTTTGTGCCTCCCATGTTCAGCACGATTTCAGCGATGTAGATCGTTTGGTCCTTCGCTAGTCCGAGCGCACCATCGCCCAAGCTTTCGACGAACTTAATCGGATACGCCCCGCGAATCTGGAAGCCGAGGCGCTGGCAGAAATCTAGTGCGCGTTCGACGCTCATTTGCTGCACGCGCGTCAGATTCACTTCGCGCGGCGAGAATGGCTTGTTTGTTGCTTCCTGCCAGACTCGCATTGCCGTCTTGTTGACTCGCGTGAACTTATCCGACATGCACTCGCCGACTACCTTTAGAAATTGTTGGCTTGGCGGAACGCCCCATCCATGGAAGTCCAACGAACCTTCAAGCGTCTGGTCACTGGCGGTAATGACCTCGCGCAGCATGTGTTCTTCCGTGGCTTGCAGCCACCCTCGCGCGATCCGATATCCCGGCTCCCATTGGTTCTTGACGGTGCGGTCTTCGGTCAGCTCAATTTGCGAGTTGTCGTTATAGGTGAACAGACCGGGCCTTTCGAAGTCCTGTACGCGCACACCACGGTAATAGAACGTGGAACCCGGCCGCGTCCGAACTTCTATGCCGCCGAAGATTTGCGCTGGCTTGTCTTCGAGAATGTAGAAGCTCGATCGCGCAAAGACCGTTTCGAACTCGTCACCGCGTACGATGATTTTCGTCGTGCCCTTCTCGGGGATCGGCATATCATTTGCCCGTACTGCGCTACCGCCTTCATCTTTGCAGTTGCAAGCAATCTCGCGGTAAGCCATCCAGACCTCCCACTGCTTGCCTAGTTCGGTCGTGAATCCGAGGCGTTCCGGCTTACCGCCATCAACGTTCATAGCGACAAAGTCGAACGTCTTGCCGCGCACCGTCTCGTGTGACAGGCCGAACTTGATGACCGTTTCGCCAGAATAGATCGTGACGGCATGGCCCAAACGCAGCAGGACTGCGATAGCATATTTCAGACCGGTTCCGAAGAAACCGATGGGCGTATCGCCTTCCTTGACGCTGACGCCGAAAGCCGAGATCGAAAGAACATCAATCTCGCCAAAATTCGAAAAGACGATCATGATCCTCTCCTATTCCAAATTTCGCCGATGCCACTCAGCGACCAATGCATCCAGTTCTGCACCAACCGCCTCCCTGGCATGCTTCTCATCGCGCCACTGGTTGCCGTCGGCCAGTTCGTAGCGGCGCTGTGCGTTGCGTCGAACGCTGATCCGGGCCAACAGTTCGGATCGAGTCATGTGTGAGATGGTGCTCATGTCGACTCCAGATCGCGAATCTCGTCGCGCAGACGATTCATCTCTTTCTCTGCGTCGTCTGCGCGCTCGCATTCCTTGTTGCCCCAATCGCGCAGCGCATCATTTGCCGCCCGCAATTTCTCAAGCGGTGATGACCTTCCTTCGAAAACTTGGCGAAGATTGGCGGCCTGAGCCCCGAGATCTTCCGTTTGCGATGAAAGTGCGGTCGAATCGATTTGGTCGGCCACCTCATCCAAGCGATCCGCCACCCCTTCGAGGGTAGAAATGATTGCGTCGATATCGGGGCAGGTATAGCCGACCGGTGCGTTATCGCGGTATTTCATGTCCAATTCCTCGACGTCATCATCTGCATGCGCAACTTCGTCGTGTTGGCGCGGTCGATCTGGTTGGCGGCATACAAGCAGCCGAACACGATTCCAGTCGTGATGGCGACGGCCAAAATCCGATGGCGAGCCGCCCAGCGATCTAGCTTGTTCATGCCAACTCCGTAAGGTCGATTTCAAAATCGTCGAATTCGAAATCATCAAAATCAATGATCCTGATTCCGGTGCTTCCATCCATCTTTGGGAATCCTTCTTCAGTTCCTTCGCGCAGTCCCTTCAATGAACTCCATGAGGCAACGCTGTCGCGTAGCGCTACCAGATAGACCAACTTCAGCCATTCTTCAAACGTGGGTTTGCTCGACCAAAAATCACTACATTCCTTGAACTTGTCCTGTGTGAATATAGAATGGTCAATCTCAATGGTCATCCGCGAGGTGCCGGAATATTCGAGTTGATAGGCCTTCTTCATGCGGCACCTTTCTTCGTCAGCTCCGGCACATACCGTCCGTCATAGTCCTTCGCTAGCAACCAGTGATTGCCGAGGAACGAGATCTTCCGCCGCGCCTGTGCCTTGTTGGCGTTGCCCGTGTGGCGCAGTTCGGCTTCCAGTCGCTCGGACTGGGTGAGGCATACGTTTGTGCGCACGTGGCGCAGGTCTGTCATTTGCATCACACCACCTCACGCATCAATTCGTCAATATCTCGGCCTTCCTCGTCGTACCAATCTACCCAGCCGGGTTCGTCTTCCCCGGCATCATCGACGTACTCAGAAAGACCGCCAGCATTGCAGTAATCCGGCTTGATGTTGTTCTCATACTGGAACAGGTCATAGTTGGCCAGCACGGTGAGAATCTTCTTTGCCTCGTCAACACTCGCAACCGATACCTCGAACGCCTTCATCGGTAACTGAGGAATCCACCACACCTTCAATTTGCTCATCTCGCTCTCCTAGCATCCAAGTCCCGCATATTCAGCCGCCTGCTGTTGCTTAGCGATCTCGAAACACGCAGCGCAGCACGTTTTCTTCAACTCCCAACGCTTGCTGAAGAAGTAGCCGGTGAAATGTTCTCGCGGCTTCACGTCGTCTTTCAGCTTCCCGCAGTCGTCACACCGATCCAGCACGCGCACGGTCATCGATCTCGCGTTCCATGTTTCCCGCTGCTTCGCGTCCATCACTGCCCCAGCGCGTACAGCTCAACGTATCGAATCGCCTGGTACGCGCAGAACGATCCGACGATCAGGTTCGCGACGAGTGCCGCGTAGAAGCGCAGCCAGAATCCGTTCATGGCGTTCTCCTGTAGTAGTGCTTAATTACTCTCAGTGGTAGCGACTGTCTCGTCCGCTCACTGCGCTCATGACCGAGACGCCATGTCATCTATTGCGGCAGTCGCCACCACTTAGAGCCCCGTCTTTCCGGGGTGTCCGACGCATCACGCACTTCCGTACTGGCGACAAGGCACAGCTTTGGCCGAACCGTCGGAGGCCACGCCAAGCATTTTTCGGAAGCCGGGGAGATGTCGCGATGCAAGGCGCGCCCATTGCTGGGAAGTCCGTAACGCTGCGTCTGCGGATGTTTTCGGCCACCTTCCGCTGGGCGCTGTGTTCAGTGCGGTATCTCACCGCTGCGGATTATTGAGCCCCGTGGCTTCAGGTAAACGTTACGGCAAGAAGCCTGCGACGATGACGATCGCGCCATCCTTGACAGCATCAATAGGGAACGAATCCAACATTTCGTTTTTCATCTGGCCTTCTTCTCCGTAGATCAAGTCGTTAAGGCGGTCCTGATCCTCGGCTTCCTGATGTGCGTTGTTGATGTAGATGCCATCCAGCTCGCTGTAGTCGCCATCAAGCACGCAAAACGAGATCGGCGATTGGCCGCATTCATCCCAAATTACAACGGTCTTTTCGCTCATGCAATTTCTCCTATCACTTCGTCACAAACCGCTTGTGCCCGCTCCACGTCGCCCGCAATCGCGTAGCTAATCGCCCAAGCAAGCCGCTCACATGCCGCCCTATCGTCTGCTGCGTATGCGTGGGAATGGGCCACCCTAAGCTTCGATATGTCGATCATGATTCACCTCGGATTCACAACATGGCCGCAGAACAAAGCGCGCTGCACGCGGGCTTCGTTGCAGCAGGCCAACTCAGGAAGCGTCATCACGCGAGCGACGCCGCGAACGGTTACTAAGAAACGGATGTGGCCGTCCAAACTGGCGGTCGCCGCGCGGTGTAGGGCTTTGGTGGGGCGCACGTTAGTCCCCGAGCGCTTTAGCGATTGCGGCACGGGCATATTGCAAGTGCGCCCACGCACTATTCGGCTTATCGGGCGTCGGATAAATATTCGGCGCGGCGATCTCGACCATTCTTGAGCACGCTTCCAACAATTCTGGAGCGGCAGCAATCAGACGAGCATTCGCGGTCCTTTCGATTTGCAGTCGGTCAGCGGGAAGTGGTTTAACCTGCTGGGCCTGTGCAACCGAATTGTCCCTCTCGTCATCAATAGTCCACTTGCTTCCGTCGAATGTCCGGATATGCCATGGCCCGCGCGTACCTTTGAATTCACCCATGGCTCACCTCTCGTCAAAATCAATCGCGAGCATCAGCTCGACGTCTGCTTCATCCATGCATGCCGTGTCACGCTCGGAATAAACTCGCTGCCCGGTTTTCATGATCGAGATAGCTTCCTTACCTGCCGCCCAGCACGAGAACGTCCCGAGATAACGACCGTTTGCATAAAGCATTCCGTCATTGAGCGATAAGTCACCGCGGTTCCAGTCCATGATCAGTACCTCGTACAGTTCAGGATTCGCATCATTTGCGCGATGCGCAGCGGCTGATTCGGCCAGCGCCTGCAAATCCATTCGATGTTTCTATGGCGTTGAAAGGCTTCGTATGCGTCCCAGTCCATTTCAGTTCTCCCGTGCGCGGAGCATGGCGTCGGCGTACTCGTATGCCATCGTCGCGACACCATCAGGCGTGTTGTTGTTGTGATGGCTTCCGCGCGACTCGCAACCGGGATACGCGAGCATCCCAGCCATCGCCTTCGCCGCGAAGTAGTCGCGCAGCGTCATGCCGGACGCAAGGCGCTCCATTTCGGCCTTGTCTCGCGGGTTCAGTGCGAACGGGTCCGCGACCGGAAACGCCGGGCCGCCGTCGTTGATCTTGTCCATGTGGTCTCTCGTTGTGGTGCGCATTACGCTGCGTCAGCAAGTTCGCCAGTCTCGACTTCCTCGAACTGGCCCGCTTTGGTGACGCGATACCAGATGCCAGCCTTCAGGTTCTCGCCCTCGTAGCCGACAGCGAAACGGGCTCGTTCGTTGGCATTGCGATACGCAATCGAGATCGATGCACCTTTGCCGATCCTGAATTGCGTGTTGAATCCGGCGACAGCGATCACGGCGTTTTCACCGTCTGCAACGATCCGTGCGTCGTCGCCCGAGCTGCCGATCTGCGCGCCATTGCCCGAGCTGCCGATCCGCGCGCCATTGCCCGAGCTGCCGATCTGCGCGCCATTGCCCGAGCTGCCGATCCGCGCGTCGTCGCCCGAGCTGCCGATCCGCGCGTAGTTGCCCGAGCTGCCGATCTGCGCGCCATTGCCCGAGCTGCCGATCCGCGCGTCGTTGCCCGAGCTGCCGATCTGCGCGCCATTGCCCGAGCTGCCGATCCGCGCGCCATTGCCCGAGCTGCCGATCTGCGCGCCATTGCCCGAGCTGCCGATCTGCGCGCCATTGCCCGAGCTGCCGATCCGCGCGCCATTGCCCGAGCTGCCGATCTGCGCGCCATTGCCCGAGCTGCCGATCCGCGCGTCGTCGCCCGAGCTGCCGATCCGCGCGTAGTTGCCCGAGCTGCCGATCTGCGCGTCGTCGCCCGAGCTGCCGATCTGCGCGTCGTCGCCCGAGCTGCCGATCTGCGCGTCGTTGCCCGAGCTGCCGATCCGCGCGTAGTTGCCCGAGCTGCCGATCCGCGCGTCGTAGCCCGAGCTGCCGATCCGCGCGTAGTTGCCCGAGCTGCCGATCCGCGCGTCGTAGCCCGAGCTGCCGATCCGCGTGCCATTGCCCGAGCTGCCGATCCGCGCGTAGTTGCCCGAGCTGCCGATCCGCGCGTCGTAGCCCGAGCTGCCGATCCGCGCGTAGTTGCCCGAGCTGCCGATCTGCGCGTAGTTGCCCGAGCTGCCGATCTGCGCGCCATTGCCCGAGCTGCCGATCCGCGCGTCGTTGCCCGAGCTGCCGATCTGCGCGCCATTGCCCGAGCTGCCGATCCGCGCGTCGTTGCCCGAGCTGCCGATCCGCGCGTCGTAGCCCGAGCTGCCGATCCGCGCGTAGTCCGTGCCGTTGTCGTTCTCGGTGATGACATCGACGGTCGCGACCTCGACCGAGATCGCCGTCGTCGCTTCGATCAGCTTGTCGGACGCGTTCTTCGCATCAGCCGCGATGTCCTTCGCCACCGACGTGTCATCGAGCAATTCGGAAAATGCGCGCTCAGTCAGCCAGCCAGAATCGTCGAAGCGGTTGCCGTCGCGCAGTGCCTGTTGGGCGTCGGTGTACTCGGCGCCCTGCGGGAACTTGCGGATGAACCAGCCATAGCCATCGGTGCAGGCTTCCCATTTACGCAGTAGGTCGGTCGTAATCTTCATGTGGGTCTCCGGGAGGGGGCGTGATTGCCCGCCGTAGCGGGCGCGGTTGGTCAGGCGCGATGGATGCAACAGCCGACGCCGAGGAATTCGCTCACGATGTACGTTTCGCGGAATTTCCGGAAGACGCGCACGCCGAGCGCCGGGTGAGCATTGCGGTTCTTGCGAATCTCGCGGGCTGCCTTCGCGCGGGTGATTGCTTGTTCTTCGCCGTCGTTCCAGCGAAGCATCATTTGCGGCTTGCTCATGTCTTTCTCCTGTAGCGGGAGCGGTTGTTAGGCAAAAACTCGCGCGGCCTTGAGCGCGGCGATGATCCGCTGCTGCCCTTCGGACGGCTCTGCTACGCGCACCTTCCGGCCGCGCGTCGGCGCTTGATCGAACTGGATGAAATCCGCGCCGGCCTTCACCGTATAACGCGTCTCGCCGAATGCAGCCGGACGCCATTGCACTCGAAAGCCTGCTTCGATCACTTCCGCCGCCCATCCGCTTGTCGACGCCGCATTGCGCACCGTGAACTCCATCGTCGTTGCCCCTTCGTGATTGCGTTGGTCAGCAGCCGCGCCGCGCGTCGGCGACGCCAGGGGCGATGAGGTTCAGCGCGATTTCCCGAAGCAGATGTTCGGTAAGCGCGCCAGCGCCACCCTTGGCGAGACGCATCAGCTCGAGCAGGTCTTGTGCAGCGAGGCTCATGATTCGCTCCTATCCTGGTCAGCGAAGGATTCCTCTTCGCTCTTTCCGATGACATGGATCGCGATGGCGCACATGAAGCCCATCACGGCCACCCCGCCAGCCACGAATCCCAACAGGAAATCGGTTATGTCCATCTCACACCTCGTCAAAGAGACGCACTTGCCGATCTTCGTGATCCGCATGTGTGGCGAAAAACGTGTCACGCTCCTTTGCAACCGCGGACTCGAAGAGGCGACGCACAATCCTCTCGACTGCGGATTCTTGTTGAGGGGACTCCGGACGCGCGAACAATTCCTTGAGGTCACGCCACTCGTCAGAAGGCAGCTCATCGATTTCGTCCGCGAGCTGATGGGGAAGAAGGCCGCGCAGAATCGACAGCTCGAACGATTCGGTCGGGTCAAGCAGGGCGTTCATGGCTCTCCCCTGATTTGGACTGCGAACTATTTCAGAGAGAAACGCCGAGCTATCTCAAAGTCGGCGCAGCGTCCGTCTATGGACATTTATCGGGTCCGTCTTGGACGAAGAGGTCATCCAATCCCGGCAAGTGCACTCACTGAATGCGCTTACCGGGCGACCGCTTACGGCGGTCAGTCGGACGGAGCTAAGTGGCTGCTAGATGTACGTCGTTCACCTCTATTACCGGTGCCACCTTCGGTTCCTGCCTTACCCGATTGGCAGGACATCCACACGCTTTCGCGTTCGGGGAGGACAATCCAAGACTTCAGAGAGCGCACCGCACTATCAGGGAGTGTGATGAAGGGTCGCCGTTTCGGTGGATTTAGCACCGGCCCGGATGCGAACTATCAGGAATCAGCCTGCGTCGATCCGAGCCCAGCGGTTGCCGCAACACTATGACGGGAGTCCGATGCGCTCTCTGGAATCTTGCCCGCATCGGCGCCGGCTACACCCTGCTATGCAGGCTCCGGCTACCGATGCGGTAAATCTACTGCTCCCCTTCCCGGGTTGATACGTAACTCATTGATTACCTCGCCATCAATGATCCATTTCGGCGCCTTTCGGAAGCATTCCCGTCGATACGGTTCAGCCATTTCCACTCTTTCAGCTACTCATGTGGTGGGATCGGACATGTGTGCGCTCGGGCTTTCGCCGTGACACCTTTTATCCATGAAGTATTTGGCTAATGCTCTCAGTGCTTGCGCCGGCCCGCGACGCCATTCATTCGCGGCATTCTTCCGGCCCGGAACCGACGTGGTGTACGTCACTTGGCGATTACTTGGCACGGGCCCACCCGCTCGAATGGCCTCACTAACCGCATGCCTGCGGCTGCTTTCATCGTTGCTGACACCAGCGCAAGCACTGATCGCACTAACCAAACACGTTATTAAAGAGCCCGCCCGCTGTCACCGGAACGGCGCGCCCGTTGGCGCTTGATCTCATCAGTGCGGACCTAATCCGCAGACACCTAGCCGTGTGTTGTCGCTTCCTCTAGGCGTTTCGATCTTGTGTTGCTCGGCAGCCGGCAATCGCCGGAAATCCCTCAACCTGAACCCACCCCATAAAACTCGCCGAGCCCACCATCGGCATCCACATCGCAACGAGTGCTTCGTGTTGCATGTCTCGGATGGTGCGGATCCAGAGGGTGAGCATGGCGGGCTCCTAAAATTCGGGCGCGGGATTCTCTCCGCCCCGCAAAGTCACGCCTGATACCCGTGGCGTTCCGAAAGCCGTCTCGTGATAACTTCTTGGTTCCTCAACCACACGAGACGGATACGCTATGCCTCTCAACGAACAGCAGGCCAGAGACAAGGCCATCGAAACTCTTCACAAACTCATCGAATCCCAGTCTGTCCATCTTTCCGGATCCGGTTCATCCAGCCTTATCGACACTCACGCGCAGCGCGGAAAAATTGACACCGCCTATCTCGATGCATTTCTCAAGGGGCTGATCGAGATTTATCGTTCAGTTCCTTGATGTAGTCCCGGACGGCGCGGTCAGCTTTGATGCAAATCTTGACCGCGTCGTCAACGGCGTCCTCGATGAGAGAGCCTGTCTTGGCGTTGTCGATAACGGCGTGCAGCACAGTCAGCGCAAAATCTTCGGTAATGTGATCCAACTTCATTTCGCTCTCCGGTGGGTTGTGTGCCGTCCTTGGAATGAAATATAGCACCGCTCTTTTTTCGGTTCAAGAGCATTGCTTGATTTTTTTGGGGAAATTTGTAACAGACAAGGCCTGGCGCGGAAAGGTGGCCGGCGGGCGCCAATAATCACATGGAACTATTTGCCGAGGAGATCCACATGGGGTTTTTGAACTGGTTGCTGGGAAGACATCGCAAGAAATCGCGAACTCTGCCGAAGCAAGGTGAGAGCACGCGCCTCGAGAACATTCAAGCTGCGGCATCGACCTCCAAAGACGAGGCGGCCAAGAAGGTTGTGGCCGGCGCTATCGAGTCGGCCATTGTTCCGTGGAAATTTTCTGACGAGGGAATTGCAGCCGCGCGCCGCGTAGCGTTGCGCACGATCATTGGGAGCGGCTTTGCATCGAAAGAAGACGATGCTATGGCATTGGCCATGTTTGGCAGCCAGAGAGAGATGGCCGCCTCAGTTGCCAAGCTCGCCGCGATCGGGCGATCAGCTAAAGCGTTTCATGAAATGAAATTGTTGGGCATCACCCACTATGAATGGATATGTGTGCCGCAGATATGCGTCTTCCAGCACGCCCAGCTTGACGGAAGAAGATTTCCGATCGACAAGGGGTATCGAGGCATGCTTCCCGGCTCCAAATATGGATGCGGATGCATGGCTCGATCGATCATTCAGGGACTCTGACCATAAAACAAAAACCCCGCCGGGGCGGGGATTGTTGGGGGTGAGGTTCCTCTACTGAGGCGAGCCCGAATGCTCCTCGGGGCTAAGTGATACGTCTAGTAGCTTAGTGGCTGCCCGAAGGCAAACATTCGCCAGTTCCAGCCTGGTTCTTAAGACACATGTAGAGCACTTATCTTCCTCGTCTGCCTGAGTCTGCGGGCGCTTTCCCGGCAAAAACACGCCTTCTATGAGTATGCCCATGGCACCTCCGCACATACTCAATCGGGCATCGATCCTCACGATGCTCAATCGTCACACAAAAACGCCGAGAGGACACTTCCACGCGCTTCAGGGACAAGGCTCACGCGGCGCGCCCTAGTCCGATTCTGTGGTGGCAATGATTGCCCCGATTGTTGCTATCAATACTCCTCGGCGCCGCCCCTGGGTGCGGTCGATTCTTGCGAGTTCTTGAATAATAACCCGCATTTCGTCGGAAATCCCATCCAGTGGGTGCATGTTATCACCTTCTTTCTGTGGGGTTTCATCGTTTGCGATTGGGGATTTCTCTAATGTCTTATCGTCGGAAGATTGGCCTGTGCCAGCCCGTAAGCCGGCTGATTCTAGTGGTGCATTGGTGATATTGCTTGCCTGAGCTACTTCTAGCGCTAAGCGTGGGCTAATTTCTTCCAGTGCGCATCCGAATGCCTTCGCGTACTCGATCGCAGCCTTCATGCTGATCGGGCGCTTGCCCTTGAGGTGCTGAAAGATCATGGTATCGCCGCCGGTAATACCATGCTCGGCCGCAAACTTTTTGCGGTTTTTCACCTTCTCGAAGCGGGCCGACAGAGCATCAGCCTCTTCCTGTTTCGTCCAGATCTTCATGTAGCAATGCTATTGAGAATTCGATAGAGCATGGCTCTTGCTTTTTTTCTAGAGCGTTGCTATATTTTCGCCATGAACCTTGCTTCCTACCTGGCCGAACAAAAACTGACCCAAGCGGCGTTTGCTGAGTTGCTTGGTGTCAGCCAAGGCCTGATTTACCAATGGCTGACGGGCCGTCGCCCTGTCGCCGCGGACAAGTGCGTCGTGATTGAGCGCGCTACTAATGGCGCTGTCACTCGTCGCGATCTGCGAAGCGATTGGAGCAGCATTTGGCCTGAACTGATCGAAACAGACTGTCAGCACAAAGAGGCTCGAGCAATCTGAATTCGCGGGTGCGTCGGTAACGACGGCCCGCTCCAGGTGGTCTCCACACACTCCACCCCGAAGTGTGATGGTTTGGGCGATGTTCGCATCGCTCTTTTTTACAGCATGCCGGCTGGCGTTTCGCGAGTCGGTTAGGTAGTTCATGAAATTAGGCGTCCTATGTGGCGCTTTTAATTTCGCTCATGGCTGAGTCGTAATTCCAGTCGTAAACCAGTTGTATTTTTCTATCGGAGCCTGTTTGTGCTGACCCAACAAATCCAACAACACCAAGCCCAGCAAGGGATCGAGCAACATGCGCCCCGACCTGCGCCCATTTCTGCCCGATTTCTTCCGGGCGACCTCATCAACGGCTGCGCATCTTTCCGTGATGCCGTTTGCCTCGCGTGGGAACACCGGGCAATCCGCGGCATGACGCAAAGAACGCTGGCTGAAAAGCTGGACGTGAAGGGTTCGCACATGTCGAACATGCTCAATCGTGAGCCGGTCGATCGGCACGGCAAGCCGCGTCAAGACCTGCCGGCCCGCTACATCGCAGAGTTCGAACGCGAAGTTGGAAACCGTGCGGTATCGCAGTACCTGGCCCGCATGGCGATGTTGACGCTCATGGAAGAAGTGATTACGGCCCAACGAGGTATGTGAGATGACCGAAGAAGAGGCGCTTCAAATTGGCCGACAGGCCATAGGGGATGCCATTAGACGTGTTGGAACGGAGCGAGACATGTTGATCAACGAGGCGCAGCGGATGGCCGAGAGCGATGCGGATCTAATGATCGCCTTCGCCTTAGTCGGGCACCTGCTCATCGAATCTCAGCAGGGCGGCAAGCACTGAGTCTCGAGACGTAATAGGAGCGAATTGAATGCAGCTGATGAGCGAAAAGTTGACGCGGGCTCAACTCGAAGAACGCCTGCAATGCAAGGGAAAGGACGCCACGCTCGCAATTCGCGGCCTTATCCAGGGGGGGGCAACTTCAGTCACAACTCACCCCTATCGACCCTTTCACAACGCCGCAGCGCCAGCGCACGTATGTATTCGTTGCGCAGCAGGCGGACATGCGGACGGAGCCGTGTGAGGCCGAATGACACGCCCCTACCATCACTGGACGACTGGCGAACTTCGCGTCCTGCACGAGCATTACCCGAGCGGCGGCGTCAACGAATGCATGAAGCGGCTGGCGCACGTCGCCGACCTCTCGCCGAACAAGATTTGGAAGCAGGCGCGGAAGCAAGGAATACGGTTTAACCCGCAATCAACGAGGAACGTGTGACCGATTTGCCAGCACCGCCGTATCCATCTGACACTCGCGCAAAGGGCTGGCGCTTTGAGCTGGACCTTGAACGCGTGATGCAATCGGACACTTGGGCGCTTGCGTCACCCGATATCCGACCTTGGTTGCTCATGCTATGGACGGTCGCATGGCAGCAGGTTCCGTGCGGCTCTATGCCGTCCGAAGATGCTTTGATTGCAGCGCGGCTTGGGATGAAGGAAGCAGCCTTCAAAAAGGCTAAAAGCGTTCTGATGCGTGGTTGGAAACTGGCCAGCGATGACCGTTTCTATCACGAGACGATTACTGAGCGCGTGATTGATATGTTGGGCCGCAAGGAAGGCGAACGGAAGCGAAAAGCAGAGTATCGCGCACGCATGGAAGCCGAACGGAGGCTATCGGAATCCGATGGTGTCCCGTCAATGTCCCACGGGACAGGCGTTGGACAGACGCGGGATTCCGGTGGGAATGACGCTACCGGAACCGGAACCGGAACCGGATTAGGTAGTAGTAGTTCAACCGTGCGTAGCGTCTCGGATGCGAGTGAAGGTCCGATACGCGCTGGGCAATTGACCGGGGTTATGCGCGAGTTTGGCGTTCAGGCTAATCCGGCTGATCCGCGCATCATCGCTCTTGCCGAGCAGGGTGTATCGCCAGAAACGGTTCGAGCCGCATGCGAAGAGGCCAAGCGCTCGAAGCCGAATGAGCGAATTGCTGCGGGCTACATCGTTTCGATCATCGAGAGATGGGCGAACGAAGCATCGAAGTTGAAGGCAGGCGGAGCGAAAGCGCCTGTGCGAGCAACATCGCAGAAGTTTGATCCAATTGCCTACGTGAACAAAGACCGAGTGACGAACCATGAACGCACCGACGACATCATCGACGTTTAAGCAAAGCATCTGGCTTGAGCAGCACCCGAAGCTTGGGATCTCGCTCATGGATCACTTGTTCAACCGGTTTGATGGCGCATACCCGAACCGCTGGCGAGCGGCCTTCGCGAGCGAACAGGCTATTTCGAACTGGCGCGAATCGTGGGCCGAAGCATTCGATGAGGAAGGCCTGACGCCGCAGATGATCTCCGACGGACTGAAGGCATGTCGAAAATCGTACGACTGGCCTCCGTCGCTGACCGAATTTCTGAAGACGTGCAAGCCGGCCATCAATATCGATGCCGCGATCTATGAGGCGATCGAGCAGATGCGTAAGCGGCAGCACGGCAAAGACGTATGGAGCAATCCGGCGATCTACTGGGCGGCTGTAAAGGTGGGCGAGTTCGACATGATCAGCCAGACGTTTTCGCAGATCAAGCCGCGCTTTGAATCGGCCCTGAAGGTGGTTTTAGAAGGGGTCGTGCGGCCCGTTCCTGAGCGCGTCCCGGCCTTGTCCGCGCCTGGCGCAGCCGTATCGACTCGTGAGTATGGGGCGCAGAGGCTGCAAGAGCTTGGCGCATCCGCAGCATTCAAGCGAACTCCCGGAGGCGCCAACATCGGATGGGCTCTGAACATTGTCGAAGAGGAAAAGAAGACGGGGAAAGTCCCGTTTAACAAGTTGAGCATCGCACGTCAGGCGATTTTCAATGCCACCGGGAAAGAGGCATGAATGCCGACCAAGTGTGTAGGACGTGTCGATTCGCGACCAAAGACCCCGGCAACGAATCGCACTATCGCGTTGGCTTGAGGAATTGCCGCCATCGCCCCGTTTGGGTATTCGTTGTGGGCGGCCAGACGTGCGATAGGTGGGCGGCGAAGTAAGGAGATGAATTGATGGAGTCTATAGCGATGAAGTCAGGTAGCAGTACTAAGCGTATGCAGGCCCTTGGTCGCCTCAAGGTTGGGGCGATGAACAAGACCGAGGCCGCATATGACAAGGCTTTGGCCGACCGCAAGCATGCTGGCGAGATCGCTTGGTATCGCTTCGAGGGAATCAAACTGCGCTTGGCCGACAACACGTTTTTCACTGTCGACTTCGCCGTGATGCTTGCCGATGGTTCGCTTGAGATGCATGAGGTGAAGGGGTTCATGCAAGACGACGCCAACGTGAAGTTGAAAGTCGCGGCGGAGTCTTACCCGTTCAAATTTGTGTTGGTCAGAAAAGCCAAGGGTGGCACATGGGACATCAAAGAGATCTAGCCCGATTTATGAAATACGTCGAAATCGGCGAGACGTGCTGGCTATGGACGGGCGCGAAGCTTCCACGAGGCTACGGGCGATTTTATTTCGACGGCAAGCCGCGATACGCCCATCGTGTTTCGGTCGTCCTGCACGGCGGCGCGGTAGCTGACGACGCCTTGGTTATGCATTCCTGCGACAACCCGAGTTGCGTCAATCCGGACCATCTGAGCGTCGGGACGCAGACGGAAAACATGCGCGACGCAGCCAGCAAGGGTCGTACCGTCAACTCGCAAGACTGGGGCGGGGAGAAAAACCCAAAGGCAAAACTGACAAGCAGCCAGCGCGCCGAGCTCATAGCTCGAGCTATGACGGGAGAGTGCAATCGTGCTTTGGCGACCAATTACGGAATCACGATCACGCGAGTGCAGCAGATCGTTAGGCAATCCAAGAGGTCCGGCGGCGGCTGGGCGACGGAGGAATTTTGAGATGAAAAAGCCTTGGTCGCCCGAGGATCGCGCGTTGATCGAGCGCGATTACCCAAACACACCCACGTCCGCACTCGCGGCGCAGATGGATCGTACGGAACGTTCCGTCTATCAAATGGCCGACAAGTTGGGTCTGAAGAAATCTGCGGAATACCTCGCCTCTGTCGAAAGTGGCCGCATCCAGCGCGGGCGTAATGATCCGCGCATGCAGGCGACGCAGTTCAAGCGGGGGCAGAAGGCATGGAACGAAGGCATGAAAGGCGTTTGCGGCACGCATGAAAACTGTCGGCGTACGCAATTCAAGAAAGGCGACCCGGTTCAGGATCGGCACAACTACCAGCCTATCGGCTCCGAGCGCCTGAGCAAAGACGGTTATCTCGAACGCAAGGTGACGGACGATAAGAGCGTCGTGCCGGCGCGGCGATGGGTTGGCGTGCATCGCTTGGTATGGGAAACGGCGAACGGCCCCGTCCCCGCCCATCACGTCGTTTGCTTCCTGCCGGGGCGCCGTACCGCCGAAGCCGAAAAGATCACGCTCGATGCGCTCGAGCTCGTGAGCCGCGCTGAACTCGCGCGTCGAAACCATCCACGGTCGCGCAACCCCGAACTGGCGAAGCTGGTTCAGCTGAAAGGCGCAATCACACGCCAAGTCAATCGAATCACCCGCGAGGCGCAGGAGCAAGAATCATGAGCACGATCACCGATATGCGCGAGCACCTGATGCAGACACTTGCGGCGCTGCGCGATCGCGAAAATCCGATGGACGTCGACCGTGCACGGGCGGTTGCTCAGGTGGCGAGCGTGCTGGTCGACAGCGCCAAGGTCGAAGTCGACTACATCAAGGCGACTGGCGCCGAGGGCGATTCGCTCTTCATCTCCCCATTGAACTCGAGTCCTGATCGGCTGTTGGAGGGCGAAAGCAAAGGAACTATCCAGCCGACGTCGACTGGTTTCATTCACCGGATGAAGTGAGGAAAACGCTATGGCTCGCTCACAAAAGCCCCGTCGTAAGTACGACCCTACCCGCTGGCTCACCCGGATCTCGACCAACGTCGAGCGACGCCGCGACGCCAACCCATTGACCGACGATCAACAGCGCGATCTCGGCCTCGCCTACCACATCTCCTTCGAGAACATGCTGAGGCGCGGCAATGAAGAGGATTGGTACGTTCTGGCGAGCAGCTTAAACGTCGCCCTCGTCCTCGCCGAACAGGGCTACGGCGAAGAATTCATCCCCGAGATCAAGGCCGCGATGGAATCACTGATGGACGTGAAATATCGCGCCGATCGCACAGGTCAATGGGCGTTCGATGGCGCCGGGATCCAGAACATGCGCGTCGCCATCGACCTTCACGATCAACAGTGTGCGCTTGCGAATCGTGGCGAGATTAAGACGGCGCTTAAGGCCATCGTGAAGCGAGCCAACGAGGGGCATATGTATGCAACGCATGAGTGTGAATTGGGGGTGGCGTGATGGACTGGACCGAACAACAGGATGCCGATTTGATCCGGATTTGGCTTGGCAAGGAAAACTTGAAGGCCAATCTCCACCTCTTCGGCGGCCGAAGCTATGGAGCCGTGGTCAATCACGCGCATGCCCTTAAACTCGGCCCGCGGCCATTTTCTGATCGAGGGGTAAAACCGTTCGCGCTTGATGTTGTCCTTGCTGAACTGAAGAAGTCGCCCGGAACGATACCTGAGCTGGCTGAGCGCACAAGGCTTACACGATCTGCCGTATGTGCACATGTCAAGCCGAAATGGGCCAGCAAGAAAGGGGCATACCATGTTATCGATTGGCGTAGACGTAAGCATGGCGGTAGTTACGTTCCGGTATTTGAGTTTGGGCCGGGAGAAAACGCACCAATCCCGGAAGCCAAAACAAACTCGGAACTTTGTCGCGATAAACGTAATCGGCGGCGCATGAACACAATTGCAAATGGCGAACGCCCGAGATTTGTAAATCCATTTGCCGTGGCCGCCGGTCTGATGCCCGCACCTGTCGGTACTCCCGGACGTGTATATCAGCAATCGATGTCTATCAAAGATGAGGAACTGGAGGAAGCATGAAACTCTACCTGTCCGGCCCTATTACCGATATTCCGCAAGGAAATCGCCCGCTGTTCGAATCCGAAACTGCACGCCTTCGCGCGCTGGGTTACGACGTTGTGAACCCGTGGGAACTGAATCCCGCCGAAGGCGCCGATTGGATGGAATGCATGCTGGTCGATCTGCCGGCCGTGAAGTCGTGCCATGCGATCGCCCTGCTGCCTGGTTGGATCTTCTCAAACGGCGCGCAGATAGAGTACATCACGGCGCGGAAGTATGGGCTTGTCGTGCTGCATGCGGCGGATATCGTTGAGGAGGCGGCAGCGTGAGCGCCGAAAATCCGAAGGACACCATCGGCAGCCGCAAAGCCCCAATGAGCACCGTCCCTTCCGGGGTCATTGCCGAAGTTGGCGTCGCGATGCTGGAAGGTGCGAGCAAGTACGGCCGGCACAATTTCAGAGCGAGCAAGATCCGCAGCTCGGTCTACTACGACGCAACGCTCCGCCATGTGTTTGATTTCTGGGAAGGCAGCGATATCGATCCGGACTCCGGCCTTTGCCATCTGACCAAGGCCATCGCTTCACTCGTCGTATGGCGCGACGCGATGATGCAAGGGATGTTGATCGATGATCGGCCGCCCTGCTCTGCTGCGTTCTATCCGGAGTTGAATGCGCTCGCGTCGAAGATCCTAGATCGCAACGCCGATCGAAATCCGCGCCATTACATGCTTGCCGATGGTCTCGCAGAGCATGGTCGGCGCGAAGACGACGCACGCCTGATTGCAGACAGCAACGTAGGAGCCGCATAGCAATGCAATCCCGTCGAGTCTCGATGATCGAAGCAGGCACGAGCGCCATTGTCGGCTGTCTCGTTGGCATCGCGACGAACTATGTTGTTCTGCCCCATTACGGCTTACGCGTCGGGCTGGCGGACAACATAAGCTTGACGGGGATTTTTGCGGTGGTGTCGTTTGCGAAAAGCTATACCGTTCGCAGAATTTTTGCTCACTTGAGGTCCAAATGAGAATCCATATTGTTAGCAGTTCATCGCGACGCAAGCCGAAGGTTGGGGATCGTCGTTTCACCAAGAAGCATGGCGAACAGATCCGTGTATTCAAGATGGCGACCGACATGCGCGGAAACGTCATCGGTTACGACTGCACTGGTGGTCGGCAGCGCTACGAATGGGTGTCGATCGCTGATGCTCGAAAGCATAACGCGTGGCATCACTGGACCGATGAAGAACGAGCCAAGTATGACAACGAATACGGCTGCGGGTATATGCAGCAGCGAGGCGCAGCATGACTGTCGCTGAACTTATCCAAGAATTGCAGCGATTTCCGCCGCACCATCGTGTGTTTGTCGAGCATGAAGTCTATGACCCGAGTGCGATCGAATTGAAATCTGACTGGGCGGCAGTTTATGACGTTCGCGCCGATGACTCATGCACCGTAATCATTGATTCTGTCAGGAGCATGGCATGACCAACACCGCCGAACTCATCGTCCGCATCAGCAACGTGACCCACGCCGTCGCAGAGGCCTCAGCGAAGGGCTTTGCGAACAATCCGAAGGCCACAGCAATGGTAACGGAGCTAAAGGAACTGGCCGAGAAGCTCGAAGAACTCGCGCTGGCTGAGTGTGTGGGGAGGAATCGCAAATGATGACGCTGACGCAATACTACCTTGTGAAGCTAGCCGAAGAGGCATCCGAGGTCGCGCAGATCGCGCTGAAATCGGCGCACTTCGGCCTGAGCGAGCGCCACCCAGAACGCACAGAGACAAACGCCGAACGCATCTATGCCGAGTTGAATGACTTGCTGGCGATGGTGCATCGGCTCGGCGAAGTGTCGTGCGGCGAGTTCCAGTTCGATATCGGCATGCCAGATCACATTGCGATTGCCAAGAAACTGAACAAGGTCGAGCACTATCTCGCCTATTCTCGGTCGCTTGGACTTGTCGAGGCTCCGGAGGGCGAGAAGGCATGAGCGACGTTCCAACTGTCTTCAATGGCGAGATGCAACTCATGAATTGGGGCGAATCCTCGGCCAATGGCGCATGGGTCAAGTTCTGGATCACGCCAGAGGATCTGGAAGCATTTCGTCATCTCAAGTGCAAGAGCGGAAAGATCGCGGGGCATCGCGTCGCGGCGGTGCTCGTCGAGATCGGTGACGACGAAAAGCCGGTGCAGCGCGATACCACGGCCAAGGGAAGTAACGCGGCCACGGTAGATGATCATGGCAAGCACTACGCCGTGCTTTACAAGTCCGGCTGGTTCCACAATCCGAAGGTATGGGGCTCGTTCGATCTGCGTCCCGAGCTTGCGCCAGATATTCGTATCTCGACGATCAAGCAGGCGATCTACGACATCTTCGATGTAGAGAGTCTTTCCGATATCAGCCCGGAGTCATTCATTCAATGGTGCAACGAGATCGGCATCCGCGCCACGTTGCCCGCAGCGTTTGGGGGTGCGGCATGAAAACAGCCATCGCAATGTTCTTCTTCTGCGTCATTTCGTTGATGCTGCTCTGCGCTGGCGGCGCATTCATTGGGTGGTTGATGCGATGACTCCAATTCAACGACTGCGTGCCGATGGGAATCTGAACATCGACGAACCGGATGAAGTTTGCGGGTATTGGCGCGAATATCTGATATGGGTTGAGATGAAGCCGATGGACGACTGGTACATCCGCGTCACCGCGCCGGATGGTTGCTACATCTATGACGGATGGTGGGCTGACAGTGGCAGCAAATCGGCAGAGGACGCCATTGCAGAGGCGTTCGATGGCGCGTGCCTGTTGGAAGGCGAAGAATGAAGAGATCGCCTCTCATCAGAAAGACCCCACTCAAGCGTGGAAGCTGGTCCCGCAAAAGCTCACCTTTGCCCGAAGGCACCAAGCCCGCGCGCAAGGCGGCGATCAAGACGCGGGTGAAGAAGGCAAGCAAAGCCGATCGCGAGCATATGGGCATCGTCGCGGGCCTTTGCTGCATCGTCTGCCGCAACCTGGGATTTGATGGGTCACCGGCCGAAGTGCATCACGTGCGTTATCTGGCTGGGGGTGGCCAGCGGTCGAGCAACCGCGACACGATTCCGCTATGCGTTGCGCATCATCGCCTTGGAGGATGGGGCGTGGCGTTTCATGCGGGGCCGGCCGAATTCGAGCGCCGCTACGGGACTGAGGCGGAACTGTTGGCACAGACGCGCCGAGAGATGGGATTGGAACAACCTGAATCGGAGGAAGTGGTATGAAAGCAATCGTTGTAGCAATCGCGGCACTCGCCGTCTCGGCGTCGGTCCCCGCCAAAGGCGGTGGAGCAGGTGGCGGACATGCCAGCGGCGGTCACGCATCAGCTCATGTTTCGGCGCATGCCGAGAGCGCGCACGCGACGGAGAGCGCGCATCCAATCGCGCCGATGCGCACAACATCATCACCCTTCCCGTTCTGGCTGTTCGGGCACGGCTCGACCACCCATTGCGACGACAAGGCCAACAAGGATTGCAAGAAATGATCAACGAATGCCCGCGCGCCGGCCGCTGGATTGGTGGCTGCAAGTTTGAGGCGAGATATGACGAGAGGCCGGTTCAGCGAGTATCTGAGGTCGTTCAGCAGATTTCGCGCGCATCTAACGAAGCCGTTCATTCCATCATGCAAGGCAATATGCAAAGCGCCTATGTTCACGATGTCTGCACGCGCTGCGGTAAGGTGATCAAACGGGAGACATCATGACCACCACCATCGAATTCCGCCGCTTCGGCCGCCGTCGCTGGTTCTTCTGCATGCTGGAGGATGGCGAGTTGAAACTTTTCGGTTCTGCGGCTACTGCTCAAGCATGGGCGGTTACGCAGGGGTTCAAGGCAGTCTTCCCGGAGGAAAAGTAATGGAATCCAAAGAGATTTGGATCAAAATCCCTCTAGATGAGGTGTTGCGATATTGGGCAGATGCATACGATGGCGGCGATACTCAGAAAATCGTGCAGCGTGAGTACTTCGTCGATGTCACAAAGAAAGTAGCTTTGTTCAGGATCGTGACGGAGACGAAGGAATGAGCGCGCTAGCCAACACAATCCGCCAGATCTCGGGGCGGCTCGCTCTACTTCGTGCGGCACTCGAATCAAGCGATGCGGCTCTTCGCGAGATAGCCGAGCAAGATCCAGTAGAGATGGCGCTTGATCCAACGTGGGCGAAGCGGATCGCATCGGCTGCTCTCGCCAAACGACAACAGGAGAAATCGTGATCGATATCGAAAAGATCGAAGCACTCGCAGAAGCTGCCCCGCGCGGCGAGTGGGAAGTCTGGACGAGCAATAGTTGGCGACGCGTCTATGCGGGCGGCGTCCCTGCGATCACTCCTTGCGTCCAACGATACGATAACCAACCAGACCTATCGTTTGGCGATGGCGTCAGGGAATGGCTCGAAGGCGTGACCCCGGATGTTGTGGCGGAACTGCTCGCAGAGGTGCGGAGGTTGCGGGAGGACGCGGAACGGTATCGGTGGGCAATTTCGCTTGAAGATAATGTCGAGACTCTCTATGCCGCAGTCATCAGTTGCGAGCCCAGCGATACCAAGAGCATCAACATAGAGATCGACGCCGCTATCTCTCTGCAGAAGGAGGGAAATCATGAGTGACCTGATGCTACTTGGCATTCTCCGGATGCCTTTGAACATGGTCGAGGCTAGTCCGCTTTCGCTGATGCAGTTCGTCCAGTGCGCCAACGGAGCCGCTGATCGGATCGAATCTGACGCGAAGCTCATCGAGCAACTCCGCGAAGACCTCCAAGCCGCCAAGCTACTCGCCCATGCGAATGGGGAGATGTTTAGGGCAGAGAAGGCGGAATGTGAAAGACTGCGTGGCATTATCAACACTAAACCTAGTAGTTGAGTGTTCGAAATACACAAACCATAGAGGTTTAGTGTTAAGATAGTACTACTAATGACGGCCCATAGACCGTCGAGGGGATCGGGGCTCTCGCCGCAAGACGGAGCACATATGGACGTTGTTCAAGAAGGAAAGGCAGTCGCGCAAAGCGAAGATCGGCGCATCCATCAATTCTGCCAAGACTGGGCGCGCTGGCATCGATCGCGGCGATTATTCGCCCCGCCAGTCCCCGCTAGCTTGCTGGCCAGGATGCAACCACTGCCCAGCGGAGAGGTTCCAGACGCAGACTTGAGCGCGGGTGCAAGCTATTTCAATCTCGCGTTACTTGGTATGCCGGAAGGGAAACCTAAGGAAGCGTTCTATCTGTACTATCTGCATCGCGTGCGGCCGGTAAAAATGCTGGCTGACAAATACGATATGACGGAGCAAGGCTTCTACAAAATGATCAAGACGTTTCGCGGCAGCACTCACAAAGCATATCACCGGATGCTTTGTGGAAACCTCGGCGGTTGATGAAAATGCAGTTGAGTCAAAGCGCAGTTTTCCCTATGATTTATGAAAGTCTGGAATTCTGCGTTCAGACAAAACAAGCCCCGCCAGGTGCGGGGCTTCTTGCATTTCGGCTCCCCATGCGCTCCACCGCCCTTCCATCCCACATGTATCGCGATCCCCTCGCGATCCTCGAGGCGAAGCAATCGCGAGAACAGCGAGAAGCCGCTAAGCGCGTCCGGATGGATCGCAGCGACGCGGAGACGTGGAGCGAGGCTCGCAAGGCCGCAGAAGCGCTGTTTGAGAAGCCGGAGTGATCCATGCACGCATCCAGCAAGGTCTTGATCGGGATCGCGATGGTGGTTGTTTTATGCTGCTGCGTGATTGCAAAAGGGATGCTGCGCCGTGATCGATCCAAATGAACTGGCGGAATGGGCAGCGACGCGCGCGGCAATTGCTGAGGATGCGGGCTTGTTGGAACTGCCGCATGAGATGGACGATGCCGAGGCAGATCGGATGATGACCCTATATGGCTGGGGTATGACGCCGAGTGCTGCGGCGCACGCGATGTATGCTCGGCATTGAGCGTTCACGGTTTATGTACAGGCGGAAAAAGTGAACATGAATCAACTCATTTCGCTTTGGCTGAACGAAGCCGCTCGGGCTGCTTGGATTTGGTCTCACTGGCTCGATAGCGCAGCCGAGGTATTCAGCGATTCGGCGTAGTTCAGCGAATGTTGAAGCGACTGAAAAGATTGAAATGGCGGCTTGGTCGGAATAGTTCCGACATCCTCGCCACAATGAACGAAGTGCCCTGCCAAATCGGATAGTTCCGAGATCGCAGGAAGAAACCGGCTGGCAAAGATAGGGCCAGCGCGCGAACCCGTCACGCGCGACGATTATTGCCGGATAGCCAAGCAGGTAAGGCGGCGCACTGTTAATGCGCTCATGCGCTGGTTCGAATCCAACCGGCAGCCGTGAAGGTGATGCAGAGTCAACCGCGCGCCGCGATTGCGGGCCACTGCGCCATGCGGGTTGAGAGCGGTAGCCTTCTTTGCGGGTGTAACTCAGTTGGTAGAGTCGCAGCCTTCCAAGCTGTCGGTCGTCGGTTCAAGCCCGACCATCCGCTCCAATATTCGCAGGAATCCCCATGGCAACGCGCAAGGCAAAGACGATTTCTGTCGTTGCGGAGCGCGTGCAGACATGCGAATCCTGCCGGCATCGTTTCGCCAAACACGATTATCAAGAATGCCGCCGGCATCCGCCCACGATCGTTCTTGATATGCAGGACGGTGGACATTTCAGCGCTTTCCCATTGATCGGTCTCGATGAATTCTGCGGAGAGTGGGCCGCGAAGCTTAACTCGTGAGGTAACCATGTCCGACGACTTATTGAAAGCCGTGCGGGAGCATGGAAACATTGCGGCTGCGGCCCGTGCTCTCGGAATGCCAGAAAGCACCCTGCGCGGCCGGCTGCGTGGTGCCGTGCCACTCTCCGAGGACCAGCGCAAATTCCAGCCCGACTGGACTGCTGACGATTGTATCGCCGAGCTTCAGCGCATCGCGAAGATCGACGATACCAAAGTCATCACGCGCAACTACTTCCGCGTGCATTCGGATATTTCCGAATCTACATGGAACCGTCACTTCGGTACGTTCCTCGAGTTCAAGCGCCAAGCTGGCATCATCCTTTCGCGCCATGCGCATGGAATGGAGCGCGCGATCGCGAAGCACGCCAGCAAGGACAATCAGCGACGGATGAACGCCGAGAAGCAGCAATGGGAGGGGAAATATCTCCGCTCCAATGCGCAACGCTGGCAGTCGTGCCTTGTAGGTTCGGATATCCACGACAAACTCTGCGATCCGTTTTATCGCCGTCTGTTCATTGAGACAGCGCAACGGGCCCAGCCCGAGAAGATCGTCTTGAACGGCGATATCTTTGACCTGACTGAATTCGGCAAGTACACGCAGGATCCCCGGCAGTTCGACGTTCTCGGGCGCTTGAAGTGGGTGCATCAGTTCCTCGCTGAGCTGCGCCAAGTCGCGCCGGACGCCGAGATCATCTTCGTGGAAGGCAATCACGAGTTCCGGCTGCTGCGTCATATGACCGAGGCGACACCGGCCTTGATGGTCGTGCTGGCTGATCTGCACGGCATGACGGTTCCAGATCTTCTGGGGCTGACGAAGTACGAAGTCAACTACATTGCCCGGATGGACTTGGCGGCCTTCAACGAGGCCGACATCAAGAAGGAACTGGCAAAGAACTACGTACTGTTGTGGGATGCGCTGCTGTTCCACCACTTCCCGGAAGGCCGAAATATGGGCTATCCGGGAGCGAACGGCCATCACCACAAGCACTTGGTCTGGAATCACTACTCGCCGCAATTCGGGCCGTATGAGTGGCACCAGCTAGGCGCAGGGCATATTCGGCAGGCGTCGTACTGCGCTGGCGAGAAGTGGTCGAATGGCTTCCTGCTCTGTCACGTCGACACGCATACGAAACGAACGCAATTCGAATACATTGACTGCTCACATGGGCACGCGATGATCGGTGGCCGGTTCTACGAACGGCAACCTAACGAACTTCTGGCGGCATGATGGACGCTCTTAACTTCGCATATTGGCTTCAAGGTTTCGTCGAACTGACGCAAGGTCAAACGCCCTGTCCGGCGCAATGGAAAGCGATCAAAGAGCATCTTGACCTCGTGTTCAAGAAGGTGACGCCGCCTGTTGGCGAATTCAATCCGACCAAGATTCCGACGAGTTTTGATCTGGAAGAGGCGCTACGGAAATATCGCGAAGGCCAACTGATTGAACCGTTTCCGTTTATACATGACGGCACTGGGCGACCTGTCGTTACCTGCTGATATGAAAGTCGCCTTCTCCGACCGTCTCCGCGCCCTGCTCTCGGATCCCGAGGCCGAACGCCAGCTTCAATCGTGGATGGAAACTGGCAAGCCGGAATTCATCACGATCAAGCAAGACGGCGACGAGATCACGGTTCGACCGCAGTACGTGAAATCATTCCTTACTGCCCTACCGCATCACTAAACGATCATCGCCGCCCCGCCTGCTCAGGCGTCACGGGGCGCATGCAGCGCAACGCTGCACGCCGGGTGACCGGCATTTATTCGCTTGGCTCGCATGATCGATCTGAACATCCGCGGCGACATAAAGCAGCTTGAGCGCGCGTTTGCTGGAGTGGCAGAGAAGCAATTGCGATTCGGCGCTTCACAGGCAATCAACAGCCTCGCGAAGATGGTGAAAGGCGCCGAGCGAGACAATATGTCGAGGGTGTTGGACAAGCCGACACCCTTCACGCTGAACTCGGTCGCAGTGAAGGGATCGACTAAGGCGACGCTGACCGCGACGGTCTATGTGAAGGACATCGCTGCATCGTACCTTCTTCCCTTTGAGGAAGGTGGTAGTCACAAGATGATTGGCCGCGGCAAGACCTGGCTGAACCCGAAAGACAAAGCTCTGCTGCTCAACCAATACGGCAATCTGCCGAAAACGAAGCTTGCCGCGCTGAAAGATCGGCCCGACATGTTCGTCGGCACGGTGAAGACGAAAGACGGGCAGCAGATCGATGGGTTATGGCAGCGGCCCACCAAACGAGGTGCGGTGCTGCGAAGCAAGAAGGGGCGCGTGTTCAAGAAAGGCGCCAACGTCATACCGGAGGGCGAGAAGCGCGGGCATCTCAAGTTGCTGATGCGCTTTGGCGATCCGATGCCGGTTCGACAGAAGCTTGGTTATCGCGAGATAGCTGCGCAGATCGTGCGCGCCAATCTGAAGAAGGCGTTCGAAGAGGCGATGGCTAAGGCGATCGCGACGGCGAAATAACGGAGAGTAAATGGAATCGATCAAGATCAAAGACTTGCGCGCCGCCTTCATCCTTTGGGAGATGGATGTGCGCGCGAACCCGGATGGATTCCAGAGTGAGGACGAGCAACGAAGCGAGCCGCTCGAGCAGGCCGCTGATGGCTACATCAGCGGCCTGCTCGTATGCCGAGAAGGCGATTGCTGCCGAGGCGTGACTGATGGATAACCAGCATCGCAAGATCTGTGGCTACCGCGAACTCGCACAAGCCGAGATCGACCTAATGAACCGCATTAAGGCGCACGCCGAAGAAACGCGGGCGCTTGTGATTGCTGTGCGCGAGGCTGCTACGCCGCGCGTGGAAATGATGGTGTATGCCGCTGACTCTGACAATGAGGCCGTCGAGTTCGCTGCTGGTTCTATCGGCATTGGACACGAAGCCGGTCCGCTGCGGTGGGTTGGCCTCGCTGATGACCATCTGCAGCAGGGCTTCATGGCTCTCACGCGCGCCGTGGCACAGCCGACGACGTATTGAAGGATTGTGCTGGGTAAACCCGATAGATAGAATAGCGAAAGCCGGTAGGTGCGCTAACACCTGACCGGCTTTCTAACCGCCCAACGTTCTCGGAGAACGATAGATGGCTGATGCTGATTATACGCCCGCCGGCGCGAACAAGACATGCAATCGATGCGGCGAGACGAAGGACGTCGAACAGTTCTATCTCGACAAGCGGCGCGGAAAGCATCGCCCGGCATGTAAGGCCTGCTATCTGTCGAATCCATCGACCAAGGGCGGAAAGCGCACTCCCGCGCAGCGAGCGGAATACCGGCGCGGGCTTGGTAGCGTCACAGTTGGATATGTCCCACGCATCGTGACGCTTGAGATCGCAGCGCTTAAACGTATTGCGAAGGCGAACGAAAAGCGGAATCTGAGGCGCCCTACGCTTTGCGACGAGCATGTTCGCGCATATCAACTCTGCAAACGGAATGCTCGACGTACCGATCAATGGTGCATCCAGTACAAGACTGATCCCGAGTTCGCACTGAAGCAGCGACTACGCACGCAGCAGCGTAAGAAAGCCAAGTTATTCCCGAAGCTCGATGACCTTATTCGTGATGCGATCAAGCGCGGCGGTAGCAGTCGCACAGTGGTTGATGCGTGCGGGTACACCATCGCAGCATTGAAGACGCACCTAGAGCGACAGTTCAAGGATGGTATGGACTGGTCTGCGTTTATGCGTGGCGAGATCCACATCGATCACATCAAGCCGCAGCGCCTATTCGATCTGTCTGACATCGATGAGGTGCGGGCGTGTTGGTCCCTCACGAACCTGCGGCCTCTGTGGGCGCGCGACAACCTTACGAAATCAGGTCGATTTGAAGGGTGTCGAAAGGAAAGCGTCGGGTCCCATCTGGCGTTTTAAGCCACGCGGGCACTGCGCGCCGCGATATTTCACCAGCGACGAGTTTTAAAAAGTGTCCGCACCCCACGTTACCCAGCGCGAGTTTGCGAAGCTTGCCGACTGCGATGAGAAGCAGGTCCGCCGCGCAGTCGCTTCGGGGAAACTCAAGCCTGACGCGGATGGCAAGCTTGACCCGGCTCTCGTTTCATCTGGTTGGCGCCGTCCAATTAGATCGAGCAAGGCTGTTGCGGACAGTGCGGACATTTCGAAAGTGTCCGCAAAGAATGTCCGCAGTCAGCACACCGAGCGTGTCCGCGCCGATCCGGTCGTTGACGCTGACGACACGCCGACCGAAGCCGCCGCGAAACTCGTCATGGCGATGGGGGCGCAGCACGAGTTGGCTGAGGCGATCCGAATCAAGGAAAACTTCAACGCGCTCCTTAAGCAACTCGAATTCGAACAGAAGTCCGGATCGATGATCGATCTGGCTGTCGCCCGAACGGTCCTGTTCGATGCTGCGCGCGCCGCACGAGATTCCTGGATGAACTGGCCGATGCGAGTCGGCCCAAAAATAGCAGCCGATCTGGGCCTGGAGGCTGACCGCGTAACCGAGGTCCTGAGTGAGCACGTCCATACCCAGATCGCAGACCTGGGCGAGCCCGATGCTCACTTTGAAGACCGACAAGGCTGAACAACTCAGGCAAGACTACCGCCGCGGCTGGACGCCCCCTCCGCGCATTAGCATCCCTGAGTGGGCAGACCGTTACCGTAAGCTCGCCAAGGAAGCCGGGAGCACCTCGGGTAACTGGCGCACCTCAACGGTCGAGGTCGCGCGGGGGCCGATGATGGCCGTCACGGAGCCGGGTATTCACATCATCACGGTGATGGTGAGTACCCAGATGCTCAAGACGGCGCTGATCGAGAACATCTTCGGGTATTTTGCCCACCTCGACGCCTGCCCTATCCTGTTGATCCAGCCGAAGGATGAGGCGCGCGATCAGTTCAGCAAGGAGCGTATCGCGCCGCTGATCCGCAGCACTCCGGTTCTGCGTCAGATCATGGGGCCGAGCAAGTCTCGCAACAGCGATGACACGCTCGATTACAAGGCGTTCCCGGGCGGGTTCCTTGCAATGGTGGCCGCCGGCAGCCCGGACAACCTCGCGCGCCGGCCGATCCGCGTGATTCTGGCCGACGAGATCGACAAGTATCCCCCCCTGAAGGAGGGCGACTCGATCTTCATCGCCGAAGAGCGGACCGCCTCCTTTGGAGTGAACTGGCTGTCGGTGCGCGCATGCTCGCCGACATATTCCGGTGAGAGCCGGATCGAGAAGAGTTACAACGATTCCGATCAGCGTCGGGCGTCGATCGCCTGTCCGCACTGTGGGCATCGACAGTTCCTCGACTTCTTCAAACACGTCCACTGGGACAAGGACAAGGACGCGCAGGGAAACACGCTCGCGCACCGTCCGAAAACTGCGCGCATCGTGTGCGAATGCTGCGGGGCTGCGTGGTCAGAAGGCGATCGCCTGCATGCACTCAGCACAACGCGCTGGCATCAGACGCGGCCATTCGAATGCTGCGGGCATCGCCATGTCCCGCTAACCGATTACGACATCGCCTGGCAGGAACAAGACGAAGGCTCGGTCGATAAAGTTTGGAGCTGGTCGGAAAGTGATCGGCATGCCGTCTATTACGTCCATTGCCCGATTTGCGGTAAGCGCGGAATTGAGGGCGAGCACGCCGGATTTCAGGCGTCGAAGCTCTACAGTCCGTGGAGCAAGGACAAACCGTCTGATATCGCGGGAAAGTGGATCGCCGCACAGGGCGATGAAGAACAGTTGCAAGCGTGGTGGAACACGCAGATGGGCTTGCCGTACCGGCGCCACGTTGGTAAGGGTCTGAGCCCGGATGGCTTGCTCGCGCGCTGCGAGGTGTGGCCGTCCGAGGTTCCATATGGCGTTGGCGCGGTCACGGTTGGCGCCGACGTACAGCCAACTCGCGTGGAACTTGAAACGGTAGGCTGGGGACGCAATGAGGAATCCTGGTCACTCGATCATCATGTGATCGAAGGCGATCCCGAAACTCCTCAAGTGTGGGAGCGCGTCGACCAATATCTCAAGCGCATCTGGCGCCGCGCCGACGGCATGCCTTTCGAGGTCATGGCGGCCTGCATCGACTCTGGCGGCCACAACACCCAGAAGGTTTATGAGTTCGCCAAGGCCCGTTTGGGGCGGCGCATCTGGGCGATAAAGGGTTTGTCGGAGCGTAGCGGTGCGCGTGCTCCGATTTGGCCGACAAAGCGCCCGAGCAGCCGCAACAAGTCGTCATTTCGGCCGGTCGGCATCGGCACGAACGCAGCCAAGGACGTCATCTATGCGCGCCTGCGATACGAAGAGCCGGGGCCGGGCTATATGCACTTCCCGGCTGATCGTGACATCGGCTACTTCGCGCAGATGACCGCCGAAGTCTCAGTCATGAAGACATCGGGCGGCCATCGGTATCGAGTATGGGAACTGCCGAACGGCAAAGCCAACGAAGCGCTCGACTGTCGGGTGTACGCCTATGCCGCGCTTTGCGGTCTGATGCACTTCGGATTCAAGCTCAATAAGCGAGTTGACGACGTTGCGCCCTTGCAAAAGTACGAGGTGGTGATCGCCGAAGATCCGGCCGAATCGGGGCCCGCGCGTATCGATGGACCAGCCATCAGGACGCAGACCGCTACTAAAAAATCAATCGCGAGCAAGCTCGCCTAAGGACTGTCGTGCGCTACAACCCGAATCTCAGTGTCCTCGCCGGGATGACGCAAACGCAGTTACAGGCGGCACTCGCGGCGGCCCAGCAAGCCTATACCGATTTGATGACCGGCCAGAAGGTTGTCGACGTCAGTTATGCGCAGGGCGATGGAAATAAGCATGTTCGATTCACTGAGGCGAACGTCCAAAACCTAGTCGCCTTCATTTCCGAAATTCGCACTCAGCTTGGTTTGCAACACCGGGCTCGCCGCCCGATCACATTCCGCTACTGATGTCCAATTCCGTCCAAATTCTCGACTCGAGCGGCAAACCGTTTGAGCCGAAGCGCTCGCGCGCCTCGATGCTGGTCGGAGGTGGGCATACGCCCTATGATGCCGCCGACATCTGGGGCTCGCATATGGCTGAGTGGCAGCCATATTTGTGGTCGCCCGATGGCGAGCTCAACGTCTATCGTGATCGCATTGTCTCGCGCATTCGGGACGTCGTTCGCAATGATGGCTGGGCTTCGGCCGCGGTCACTCGCACGATTGACAACGTCATCGGCGCGGACTTTCGGCCGGTTGCGAAGCCGGATTGGATTGCTTTGCGGTCCATGACCGGTATCAAAGGATTCGATCACGTTTGGGCGGATGAATTCGCTCGAGCGGTCGAGGCTAACTATCGCGCATGGGCTTATGACCCCGGCCGCTATTGCGACACGCAGCGCAATCTGACAGTGCCCCAGATGATGGCGCTCGCCTTTCGGCATAAATGCGTCGACGGCGATGCGCTTGGGATGATGCATTGGCGCCCGCAACGGATCGGCGTCGGCAAGGCGCGTTATGCGACGGTGCTGCAGATCATCGACCCGGATCGCCTGTCGAATCCTCAACTACGCTTCGATCAGCAAACGATGCGCGGCGGCGTCGAGGTCGACGAAGACGGTGCCGCCGTCGCATATTGGATTCGCCGTGCGCACCAAGGGGACTGGTTCAGCGCGGAAAAGAGTCTGCACTGGGATCGAATTCTCCGTGAGACGGATTGGGGGCGTCCGATCATCGTTCATGACTTCGATCATGACCGGGCCGCGCAACACCGCGGCGGCGCCGGCATGCTCGCGCCGGTACTTCAGCGTCTCAAGATGCTGATCAAGTATGACGGCACAGAACTTGATGCGGCGATTATTAACGCGATCTTCGCAGCCTATATCGAAAGCCCGTTCGATGATCAGTTGGTAGCCGAATCCTTGGATGACGGCGAGCATCTGATGACGTATCAGAATCATCGTCGCGAATTCCATGAAGAGCGCAAGCTCTCGATCGGCAATTCGCGCATGCCGCACCTGTTCCCCGGCGAGAAGATCGCAACCGTTGCTCCCGCGCGGCCGAACGGCAATTTCGCAGAGTTCGAAAGCGCCATGCTGCGGAACATTGCTGCCGGCACTGGCACCTCGGCGCAGATGATCAGCCAGAACTGGGCGGACGTGAATTACTCGTCCTACCGGGCGGCAATGCTTGAGGTCTGGAAGACATTCCACCGTCGGCGCACAAATTTCGCGATGGGATTCGGCCAGCCAGTCTGGTGCGCATTCCTCGAGGAGTCAATGTCGGTCGACGATGTTCCGTTGCCGGCCGGCGCCCCCGATTTCATGGAATGTCGAGTTGCATACTCGCGCGCTCGCTGGATGGGGCCGGGCCGCGGATATGTTGACCCCGTCAAAGAGAAGCAAGGCGCGATCATGGGCATGGATGCGGGTCTGTCCAATCTCGACAAGGAATCCGCCGAGCTTACGGGCGATGACTGGCGCGAGACGGTGTCGCAACGCGCTGTCGAGCGCCAATTCTTCAAGGAACTTGGCATGCCGATCCCTGAGGCTCTTTCTGGCGGCGACGCCTCCCAATCGAAAACTCCTCCGGAGGCCGAATGAATCACTTACTGCCGCGGCTCGCGCAGCGCGCGTTCAACGTGCCGTGGGCACTCCATCCCACGAAGGCTGAGGTCATCCTCGCTGCGCTCGCGGATCGCATGGGCATCAGTCAGATGCTCCGCATGGACGGCTCCGTCGTCCCGAGGGCAATGGAGGATGACGAATACGGCTTTGCCGAGCCTGGTCGCAATCCACGCACCGGTTATGACATGGTCGGACCGATCGCCGTTATTCCGGTGCAAGGCACGCTAGTGCAGAAGCTCGGATGCCTCCGCCCGTGGTCGGGCATGTCAGGCTATGACGGCATCCGTCAAAACCTGTTTGCCGCACTGGGCGATCCCGCTGTCGAGGCGATCGTCTTCGATATCGACAGCCCGGGAGGCGAGGTCGCTGGATGCTTTGATCTGTGCGACGTGATCTATAGCGCCCGTGGCCAAAAGCCGATGTGGTCGATTCTCAACGAATCTGCCTATAGCGCGGCATATGCCATTGCCAGCGCAACGGACCGCATCACGGTCCCGCGTACTGGTGGCGTGGGCAGCGTGGGTGTCATCTGCGCTCACGTTGACCTGAGCCAAGCGCTCACGACCGCCGGCGTCAAAGTGACTTTCATCACCTACGGCGACCGCAAGGCCGACGGCCATTCTGAAATCCCCCTCTCCGACGAAGCGCGAGCGCGCTTTCAGGCAGATATCGACACGATGGGCGAACTGTTCGTTGAAACAGTCGCCCGCAACAGATCCATCGCGGCCGCCACGGTCCGTGACTGGCAAGCCTCGACGTTCATGGGCGACAAAGGTGTCGCTCTCGGACTCGCGGATGAAGTGGCGGCACCCGACGCCGCGTTTCGGGCCCTGATCAAGCAGATCGGCTCCTAAACCATCTCCCCAAGGAAGCACATAGATGAGCAAGCTCACGAAGCTCGCGAGCGCGATGCCGTTCGCCCATTACCTCGGCCTTTCCGCAGCACGCATCGAAGAAAGCACCGAAGACGACGAGCGCAAGCAGCGCGACGGCGAGTCGGACGACGAGTATGCCAAGCGCATGGAAGATCTCGACGACGAAGAGGCGAAAAAAGCTGAGGAAGAAAAGAAGAATGAAGAAGAAGCCAAGAAAGCCGAAGAGGAAAAGCGCAAGGAAGAGGAAGCCAAGAAGGCGAAGCGCGCCGAAGACGGCAATGATGAAGACGGCGACGACGCCGATATGGAAGAGGATGATGAAGATGAAAAGCGCGAAGGTCGCGCTCAAGGTGCTCGTCAGCGCGAACGCATTCGTTGCGCCCGCATTCTCGCCGCTGGCATCAAGGCCGGCCGCGTGAATCAGGCTTGTGTCTTTGCCTTCGACAGCAAGCTCTCGTCGTCGGCCGCCATTGTCGCTCTTGGTGCGGCAGACCTCGACGCCCCGAAGACCGCTGCGCGACGGCCGTCGATCGACGAGCGCATGGCCGCAGTGAAGACCCCGAATCCCGGTGCGAATAGCGGCCCCGCACCGAGCGCCGATCCAGCCAAAGCAATGGCCGATCGCATCGTTGCCGCTGGTGAGCGCATCGTTCGCAAATGATGCCCGCCTAATTCGCATCCCCCTCAATATAAGGAGTAGTTAGATGACGCTCAATGTCAGCACCATCGGCGAGAACCCGCAACTGCCCGGGATTACCGCCGAAACTTTCGTCCCGGATCAGCTTATCGCGGGCAACCTCAAGCTCGTTACGGATACGGTGACGATTGCTGCCAACCAGGTTCTTCCGCGCGGTGCTCTGCTTGGCCAGAGCCTGCTTGGCACGGTCGCGGCCAGCACGGGCAAGACGTTCGCCAGCGGCACCATCGCCGTGGCGGCGCTTCCGACTGCCGGTGACACCGTGACCATCGCCGGCACGGCCGTCACGTTCGTTGCTGCAAACCCTGTGGGCAATCAGGTTTTGATTAGCGCTACCGCTGCTGCTACCGCAGTGAACTTCGTCAACTTCCTGGTTGGCTCGAGCGACGCGAACCTCGTCAAATGCACGTACTCGCTCAGTGGCTCGACGATCACCGCAACGGCTGCTGCGATCGGTACGGGTGGTAACGCGATCACGCTCGCGACGTCCGATAGTTCGGCCTTCACGCTGTCCGGCGCAACCCTTTCGGGCGGCACGGCCAACGCTGGCACCGCAACTGTTGGCAGCATTTCGGCCGGCCCGAACCTCAAGACCGGCAACTACACCGTCGTGCTGACGAGCGCTACGCAGGGCAACGTCTTCGATCCGACCGGCGATCAGCTCGGCGTTACGACGATGGGCACGGCGTTCACCGATTCGCAGATCACCTTCACGATCACGACGGGTGGCTTGCCTGCGGCCGGCGATCAGTTCGTGCTGACTGCTGCGCGCGGCAGCGGCGGATACGTACTCGCGACGGCTTCGGCAACGGACGGCAGCCAGAGCCCGACGGCGATCCTCGTCAACAATGTCGACACGACGCTCGGCGCGAAGACTGCGGGCGTCTATCTGATGGGCGAATTCAACGTGAACGCTATGACCTTCGGCGCCGGCATCACGGTCGCTGCGGCCAAAGCTGCGCTGCGTCCGCTCGATATCTTTCTCAAGAACGCGGTGTCCGCTGCGGACCCGAGCTAACCCAACCATTCGCAGCCTCGTGAAAGCCCCGCTCCGGCGGGGCTTTTTCTTTGGGCGCCCGGATTCCTCCTGGAGATCTAAACCGTGCTGATTTACGATACCAACACCCTGATTCAGGTCGTCCCCAACCTGAAACTGGCCCAGCAATTCCTGCTGGACAAGTTTTTCCCGAACATCGTCACGTCAGACACCGAAAAGGTGTCGATCGATATCGATGTCGGTAAGCGCCGGATGGCACCGTTCGTCTCGCCGCTGGTCGAAGGCAAGCTCGTCGAACAACGTCGCTACCAGACGAACGAATTCACGCCGGCCTACATCAAGGACAAGCGCGCGCCCGACCTGCTGAAGCCCGTCCGCCGTATGATCGGCGAGCGCATCGGCGGCGAACTGACCGGCGAAGAGCGCGAAATGGCAAACCTGTATGCCGAAATGGCCGATCAGGTGGACATCCTCAACCGCCGTCTTGAATGGATGGCTGCACAAGCTCTTTCCACGGGAACGGTGACGGTTTCTGGCGAAGGCTATGAAACGGTTGTGGTCGATTTCGGCCGCGATGCATCGCTGACGGTCGCATTGACCGGGAATCAGACCTGGACGTCCGCGAACGTCAAGGCCGACGGTACGGGAACTTCTAGCCCGTCGACCTACATCGACGCATGGCAGCGCCAGATTCTCAAAACGTCGGGCGCCAAGGTCACGGACATCATCTTCACGACGAGTGCGTGGGAGGGCTTTAAGCTTGATCCGGCGCTGAAGGGCGCAATTTTGTTCCCGGCTCTCAGCCCGCTCGGTAACGTGATCAACCCGGGTGCACAAATCGAGCAAGGTGCCGTCTACATGGGTCACTGGGGCCAATATGATCTGTGGCTCTACAACGACTGGTATGTGAACGACAACAACCAGGAAGTGCCGATGCTGACTGACGGCACGGTCATCATGAGCGGCGCGAATCTGCTTGGCACGCGCGCGTTCGGCATGATCAAGGATCCGGCCTTCAACTATAAGGCGCTGCCGTATGCGCCGAAGACCTGGGTTTCGGAAGACCCGGCGCAGCGCTACATCATGATGCAGTCGTCCCCGATCGTGATTCCGAGCCGGGTCAACGCATCGTTTGCTGCGACCGTCTGTCCGCCGGTCTATAGCTAATGGCTGGCCCGCAGAAACGAGATTCCGGCGGTTCGCCGCCGCCGGATCGCGAATCCATTGCCGCGTCGGAATATGTCGTCGCGCGGGGGCGTTCTCTCATGGTCGACGGAAAGCTGCATGGCCCGGGTGCAGCAATTTCTCTCCCGACGGACGAACTTGATCATCTCCTTGCTGCTGGCTTCGTTTCTCGCTCGGAGCCGGAGCAATCGTCCGGCCCCGGCGTGCGCGTCGGCGGCTTGCAGATCAAGGGCGGTCGAAAACCTGGCGCTACTGTCGCCTAAATTGCCATGGTCGATTGGGACAAGCTAGTAATCGGCCCGCTGATGGGTGTTTTCGGTGAGGCGGTGACGTATCGCCCTTATGGGAAGGCCGCATATCAGATCACTGGCGTTTTCGATGATGCATACCTCAAGGAAGTGATGTTCGAGGACGCATCGCAGGGAGTGACGGAAGTCAGCGCAGTGCTCGGCGTTCAACTGTCCCAGTTTGCCTCACCTCCATTTCAGAACGACCAACTATCCGTCGCGAGCGTCAACACGACTTTCATCGTTCGCGAAGTTCGCGCGGATAGTCATGGCGGGGCCAAATTGATGCTGTCGAAAGTGAGTAGCCCATGACGACCTCTGCCGACATTCGGGCGCTGTTCGTGCAAGCGCTATTCGGCCAGACGTCGGCGGGAAATGCGGTCTATTCGCCATTCGACTGGCCGACCAACCCGTCTCAGTATCCGCTCATCCTCGTCCACGCTCGTAAAGAGCGCAAGGTATCGCTTGGGCCGAATACGCCTGAGTTTGATGTCTATACGACGGTCGAAATTATCGCTCGCGTTCGGGCGCCTGCTGGGGTGGTCGATACCGGGTCAGTTGCGGCTCTGGCGGGCGCCGAGACCCTAAAGCTTCAGATCGAAGCGACGCTAATCAACAATCCAGATATCTGGGCCGACCCGGCTGGCGGTCAGCGCATCGAGCAATTCACCTCAGTTGATTCCGAGATCAACACGAGTTCGGAAGGCGAAATGCCTATCGCCGAGTTGGCCATGTCGATCGAAGTGAAGTTCTACCAAGGCCCAGAAGACTTCTTCCCGATTCCAGTGCACCCGCTTACGACGGTGAATGTCAACGTCGATACCGCGGCGCCGTTCGATCCGAATGGCACGTACGCGAATCCGCCCTTCCCTTCTGCGGTGAACCCCGCGCCACGCACCTCCGGGCCTGACGGCCGCAATGAGGGCGCTTTAACCATTTCGCTGCCTCAATAGGAGCACCCCCATGAAGGTCTACCCGGCTCCGGGCCTCTCTGTGCGAGACCCGGTCACGATGCAATTGCTCGACGAAAACGGGCTTGAAGTCGCTGAAGGCGATTTCCATTGGGACCGCATGCTGCGCGACCAGGACGTAACGCTGACGCCCCCGGCAAAGGCCAAGGTCGGAGGTGACAAGCAATGACCATCGGATTCAAACAGATTCCGTCGAATCTCCGCGTGCCCCTGTTCTATGCGGAAGTCGACAACAGCCAGGCGAACACGGCGAACAGTAACCAGCGCGCGCTGATCATCGGACAGATCACCTCGGCCGGCACCGCGACGCCGAACGTTCCGGTTATCTCGCAGGGCATTTCAGATGCAAAGACGCTGGGCGGCCAAGGCTCGATGCTCGCGCAGATGACCTACACATATCGCCAGAACGACAACTTCGGCGAAGTATGGTATCTGCCCCTAGCTGACGATCCTTCGGCTATCACTGCGACTGGCTCGATCGCCTTCACCGCAGCAGCGACGGCAAACGGTACGCTCTCGCTATATATCGGCGGCATCCTGGTGACGACCGTCATCACGTCGACGCAGACCACGGCTCAGATTGCGACGGCTGTTGCTGCGGCAATCAATGCGATCAATGATCTCGCGGTCACGGCGACGGCGTCGACGACCACGGTCACTATCACGGCGAAGAATAAGGGCCTCGCCGGCAACGACATCGACATCCGCGTGAACTATCGCGGTGTGCCGGGTGGCGAAGTGACGCCGACGGGTCTCGCGTTCACGATCACGCCGATGGCAAGCGGCGCGACGAACCCGAGCCTGACGACGGGCCTCGCGAACCTGCAATCGATGCCGTTCGACTTCATTGTGTGCCCGTACACCGACACGACGTCGCTCACCTCGCTGCAATCGTTCCTCAACGATACGACCGGTCGTTGGTCGTGGAGTGTTCAGGTCTACGGCCACTGCTTCTTTGCGTACCGCGGCACCTCTTCGGCCCTGACAACGTTCGGACTGACGCGCAATAACCAGCATGAGTCGTGCATGGGCTTCTACGACTCGCCTACGCCCGTCTGGAAGTGGGCCGCTGCGTTTGCTGCAGCTTCGGCCGTGAGTCTGCGCGCCGATCCGGGTGTGCCGCTCCAGACGGTTGTGCTGAACGACGTGCTTGCGCCTCCGCTGGCGTCGCAGTTCTCGTTGTCGCAGCGAAATACCAACCTGTACGACGGTATCTCGACGTTCACGGTTGGCACGGATGGCACGGTTCGCATTGAAAACGCGATCACGACGTACCAGACGAACGCATTCGGCCAGCCCGATAACTCGTATCTCGAAGTCGAGACGATGTTCCTGCTGGCGTTTGTGCTGCGCTCACTGGCCACGGTCGTGACGAGCAAGTACGCACGCGTAAAGCTGGCCGCCGACGGAACGCGCTTCGCGCCGGGTTCGAACATCGTGACGCCGAGCGTCATCAAGGCCGACATCATCGCCCAGTATCAGACGTTGGAATACAACGGATTCGTGCAGAAGAGCCAGCAGTTTGCGCAAGGGTTGATTGTTCAGCAGAACGCCAGCAACCCCAACCGCGTAGACGTGCTCTGGCCAGGGGTCCTCATCAATCAGTTGCGCATCTTCGCGCTCTTGGCTCAGTTCCGATTGAGCTAATCTCAGTCAACCTAGGCCGCCTCCGGGCGGCTTCTTTATTTGGAGGCCAAATTGGCTGACAACACGAACAGGCTGGCCGGGATTGCCTTTATCTCGGTCGACGGTCAGAACTACATGCTGCAGGGGGACTTGACTTATCGAGTCTCAACCATCGAGCGGGAATCTCTGATCGGGCAGGACACCGTTCACGGCTACAGCGAAAAGCCGTCGACGGGCATGATCTCCGGCACGCTGCGCGACGCCAAGAATCTGAGCGTCGCATCGTTTAACTCAATGACGAACAGCACCGTCGTGCTTCAGTTGGCGAACGGAAAGACGATCATCGGAAGGTCGATGTGGTGCGTTGATGTTCAAGAAGTCAAGACGGCTGAGGCGACTTTCGAAGTGAAGTTCGAAGGCCCGTTCGTAAGCGAGAACTGATATGCAGCCTGAAGAAAAAATCATGAAGCTTCGTAAGCCGGTATCGATCGGCTCGGGCGAAGGCGCTGTCACCTACGAATCGCTCAACCTGCGCGAGCCGACAGCCGGCGAGCTCGACAAGGCCATGTCGGCATCGACGAACATCGGCATCGGCATCATGCTGATTAGCCTGGTGGCTGGCGTGCCGAAACTCGCTATCGAGAAACTCTGCCAGCGTGATTTCACGGAGGCGAACGAGTATCTCGGGGGTTTTACAGACGATGGCCAGACGGATGCGGAAACGTAGTCGCAACCGTTACCTACTTTTTCAGGTGGGGGCCGGAGGACGCGTGGAAACTTAGCCTCTCCCGGTTGGCCTGGTGGTATGAGCAGGCTGAACTAATCAAGAAAGAGATGGAGTCGTAATGGCAGCCGCTACGCCTTTTGTTGTCACGATCACTGCCGTTGACAAAGCGACTGCCAATGTCCGCAAGATCAAGGCGTCGTTCGCCAACCTCACGAAGCCGGCGCGCGACCTGAAATCGTCCTTTTCTAACTTCGGGAAGGAAGTCGGTCTCGATCGCGTCGCGAAGTCGATGAAGTCTGTCGGAACTGCGGCGGCGGACACCGCGCGCTCTGTGGCGTCGCTCATCACCCCCCTTACGGCGATTGCGGGTATAGGCTCCATCGCCGGTATTGCCCTGCTCGCGAATGAGTGGGGAAAGATGGGCGCCGAGGTGGAGCGCACATCTGGCGTGCTGGGCGTGTCGACCGACGATTTGCAGGCGTTTCGCGGCGCGGCGAAGCTCGCCGGCCTGTCTGCGGAGGATATGACAGGCAGCCTCAAGTCTTTGGGGCGGACTATCGAAGACGCAACCTTCGGCCGCAATCAGGATGCGCTCGTGATGATGCATAAGTTCGGCATCTCACTCCATCGAACGAAGGACGGCGCCGTCGATGCGACGCGTGCACTCAAAGAGGTGGCGAATGCGATCGTCGCCCAGAAAGGCAATGTTCAAGCTCAGTCGCTTATCGCTGGTGCGTTTGGCGTCGAGTCGCTTCTTCCTTTGCTGCAAAAAGGCGGGGGCGGAATCGATGCTTTCGTGAAGCAGGCGAAGGAATTGGGACTCGTCTTTGATGAGCAAACCCTTTCCAAAGGGCAGAAGTTCAATGCCAACATGCTTCAGCTCGAGGCGTCTGCAACGCGCCTCAAGTACAAGTTTGGCGACACCCTCGCGCCTGCAGTGGAAAAGGTGCTCGACGTAGTCGGGCGTCTCGTCGACAAATATGGCGACATTGTCGCAAGCAAGGTATCAGAGTACGTTGAGCGATTCGCCAGGTGGATTGATGGCGTCGATTGGGACAAGACCGCAAAGGGTATCGGCGATTTCGTAGATGCCCTCGGTGGCGTGAAAGGAGTTGCCGCCGTGATTGCGGCGATCACCTTTGCCGGTCCGATCGGCGGCGTCTTGAACCTTGTGTCCAGCCTCATCACATTGACGACCCTCACCATCCCGGCCGCAGTGGCCGCCCTCGGTACGCTTGGTCTGGCCGGCATCGCTGCCTGGGGTGCATTAAAGGTTGCGAAGCTCGCCGGATTGCCCGACGTGGATGCCAACCAGGGCATCGAGGATGTGAAGAATGGCGATTGGCTTGCTGCATCGATGCATCTGCCGGCTGGCGATTTCCTTCGGGCGCTTGCGGCACGCGCTGCAGGAACGTCGAATGTCGACATCGCTGCCTCACTAGGAGCTGGCGGCAATCCATCGGCGTCTGATAGTGGCGACAGGAAGATCCCGCTCGGCATTCGCAGCAATAACCCGCTGAACATCCTTAACAACGGCAATGAGCGAACCTACGCGACGCCTGAGGAAGGCATTGCGGCGGCGACAGCGAATCTTCGGCGCCGGTATGGCGGCCTGACGCTCGCTCAGATCGCGGATAAGTGGACTGGCGGCGCACGCACGGGCAATACGCCTGAGCAGATGGCTAACTACACCGGACTGTTGTCCAAAGGTACGGGGCTATCGGCTGATCAGGTTCCGAACCTAAATGACCGCGCCACGCTTGCCGGTTTGATCAAGTCGCAAATCCGCGCAGAAAACGGGGTGCAGCCTTACAGCGATTCACAGATCGGGGCGGGTGTCGATAAGGGGCTCCAGGTCGACGTTCATCTTCACAACGCGCCTGCTGGAACAAAGGCAACCGCCACTGTGCGCAGCGGGAAAGGCTCTGCGCGCGTCAGCACCTCTAACGTTACAGGTCCGTCCGTATGAGTTCAGCAGACTTCGTCAATGCCGTCGGGAGCATCGGCGGCGTCGCGCAGATGGCTAGGGATGTTGCGGGTATCTTCGCTAACGGAAGCGACTACTGGCGCCGGATGCGCGCGGCAAGCTATGGCGGCGTACCGTTTGCCGTGCTGGATGAGCGCGGCACGTTTGGTCGGCGAAACGTTATCCATGAGTATCCGAACAAAGAAACGATGCCGTGGATCGAAGATCTGGGGATATCGACGAACATATTTCGGATCGAAGGCTTTCTGGTCGAAAACAGCCTCGTTTATGGTGGCGGCTCAGTCATCGATCAGCGTCAGCGTCTGCTTGAAGTAATTCAGGGTGGTAAGAACGGCAACACCAAGGCGCCGGGGCTCGGAACTCTCGTTCACCCGACATGGGGGACGATAAAGGTCAATTGCCTGACCGTAGAATTCGGCACTTCATGGGACCGCGGCCGCGTCATTGAGGTGCGGCTTGTCTTTGCGAGGGGCGGCGACCGGCTTTATCCAAAGGCGCAGCAACCGACCATCACTGCGGTCATAGGCGCTGCGTCTGGACTTAATCTCGCCTCTCTGGCGAGCTTCGCGACGCGCATTGCCACTGCCATCAAGGCGGGTGCCGCAGTAATCCAATCTGCGGTCTCGACGGTCGTCGGCTGGTATCAGACCGTTACCACTCTGGTTCACGATGTCAAGCGTTTCTGGAATTCGATTTCGACGCTGGCCGGAAATTTCGGGCGTCTCTTTGGCGGCGGAAATACCGGCTATGTGGGCGCAAACCAGAAAGCGTCCAGCGCTGCGACTGTCACAAGCCTGATCTCGGCTGATACGGCGAATCGCGCAGCAGTGGCGACGGCCGGAAGTGCGCTCACTGCGGCTGCGTCCAATGTGGGCGCCGACCAAACGACATTCGCGAATTCGGCGCAAGGAGTCGTTACGGCTCTAGCTGCGTCCGCAGCGTCGCCGGCAGACGCTATCCGGCTGCTGTCGAGCCTCATGGCGTTCGCGCCTTCGCCGGTTGTCGGAACGTCGCAGGTTGCGCTCGCCCAGAAAACGATGCAAAACGCGTGCGGTGATTTGCTGCGCCGAGCGACAGTCGCTCAGATTGCCGTAGCAGCAACGACATATCAGCCGACGTCGGCAGATAATGCATCGACGATGCGCGACAGCATCACGGCGCTGATCGACAATGAGATCACGACGGCGGCAAATCAGGGTGAAGACGATGTTTATATGTCGCTCAAGACTTTGCGACAGTCGGTCGTCGCCGACCTTAATGCGCGCGGCTCTGGACTAGCGGCAATCGCGACGTTCAGTTTCGGCAATACACTGCCGGCGCTCACGCTTGCGAACCGGCTATACCGTGACGCGACGCGCTCGGATGAACTGGTGGCGCAGGCTAATCCAGTACATCCGGCCTTCATGCAAACATCGTTCAAGGCTTTGTCGCGGTAGCGTCAGTTGCCTTGCGGCTTCCATTTGATCTGGTCGGTGTATGAGTCGTAGTAGGTCGTTCCATACCAAACGCTCAGGGGTTTGCCAGTTTCGCCTTTCAGGCCTCGGCGCACGACATTGACCGACACAAAGATGTGGTCTTCGGTGGGTAGCACCTTTTCCTTCATCAGTTCGCGAAGAACCGCCCTAATCACAATCGCGGAATTACCCTCTGCCTGAGCCATCGACTCGGGATCGGCCTTGTAATACAGGGTGTAGCTGTAAGAGCCATTGGATGCGTCGCCTGCCTCAATGGCCTCCCAGTTGGCCTGCTTGGTGACGTGAACGGATGGGGCTTTGGCCGCGATAGCAGAAAGCGACGCAAAGCAGATGGCAATTGCTGCAACGATTTTCTTCATCTTTCCCCTCTTAGGTTTGGCGCATGGTAGACGACGGAATTCTTCTGTCCATCGGGGATTATATGCTCTCGGGATGGACCAGCCTGCGCTGCACTCGAGGCATTGAGCGATTTCCGAGCGACTTCGAAATCGGTATGACCGAACTGTTTCCCGGTCAGGCCAATGACGTTGTCGTCCAGCCAGGCGACGAATGCATTCTGACGATCGGCCTTGATCCGGTTGTGACCGGATACGTCGATCGCGTCGTGCCAAGCGTGGACGCGAATATGCACGAAATCCGTGTGACGGGGCGCGGGAAGTGTCAGGATCTGCTCGATTGCGCCGCTCAGTGGCCGAATGGGCAGATTAGCAATTGCACGGCGCTCGACATCGCGACAAAGCTGGCCGTGCCGTACAACATCACGGTCAATTGCGACGTCGATAAATTGCCGATCATCCCGCAGCAAAACATCATGCTGGGCGAGACGGCGTACGAGATCATCGAGCGGTCGTCACGATTCAGCGCCCTCCTCGTCTATGAAAACGCCGACGGCACGTTACAGCTTACGCGCGCCGGCACTCAGGCGATGTCGAGTGGAGTGCAGGAAGGCATCAATATGGAAAGCGTGGCCGTCGAGCGATCGATGGATCAGCGTTATTCCGAGATCATGGCGGTGATGATCGGGACGAACAACCTGCTCGATCTGAATGCCATCAACGCCCCCGTCTTCACGGCAACCGACCCGAACGTCAACCGGCACCGCCGACGAATCATCATCGCCGAGGCTGGCGAACTTGGCTGGGACATCGGCAAGCAACGCGCGTTGTGGGAAGTCGCGCGGCGCCGCGGGCGCTCCGAAGTCATCCATCTGACGGTCGACAACTGGCGCGACGTTGACGGCAACCTCTGGGAGCCGAACAAGTTGATTGACGTCCTGATTCCCTCGATGAAGGTATCGGGCGATCAGGGTGGCACAGTGCCGGTGCGGTATCTGATCACGGAAGTCACGTATCACCTCGATCTTGAGGGGACGCACGCCGAGCTCACGCTCATGGCACCCGAAGCATTCGTGCCGCAACCGGTCCTTATCCAGCCGCAATATGGCGACATAATCGGAACAGTCCCACAGCAATGAGCGATCAACACGGAATTCTCGAGCGCGTCGCGCGGCGCGTTCTGCTTTCGCTCGCCCGCGCCCTGGTGACGACGGTCAATGATTCTGGCGGCGTCCAGATGATGCAGGTGAAGTTGAACGCACTCGAGACGCGAGACAACACGCCGCGGCCAGTTGAGTTTGGGCTGACATCGAATCCGCCGGTCGGTTCCGACGCGTTTGTTGTATTCCTCGGTGGTGACCGGTCGAACGGCGTCGTGCTGGGTACCGTCCACCAGCCTTCGCGGCCGACAGGGCTGCAGCCTGGCGAGACGATGATCTACACGCAGGACGGAAAGCAGATCTATCTGACGGCGTCGGGCGGCATCAAGGTAAAGGCAAACAATCAGCCTGTCGAGGTCGACAACGCGACGATCGTCACGATCAACGCATCGACAAAGATCAGGGCCGTCACGCCTCGATTCGAATGCACGGGCGATATCGTCGATAACTGCGATACGACGGGCCGCAGCATGGCATCCGAGCGGGTCATTTTCAACGGCCACAACCATGACGTACATAACGTTCAGGGCGGTGGCAGCACCATCACCTCCAACTCGCCGAACCAGACCGAATGACCGATACGACAACCATCTGGGATACGGCGAATTCGCGCGGCGACTGGAGTATGTCCGGTGCGCTGCTGACGACCGGCAACGATCTAGAAACCGCCGTCCTGATCAGCCTTTTCACCGACAGAATCGCCGAGCCCGATGACATGATTCCCGACGGTTCGAACGATCCCCGCGGCTGGTGGGGCGACGAATTCAGCACCGTCAAGATCGGCTCGCGGCTCTGGCTGCTACAGCGAGCGAAACAGACTCAGGAAACGTTGCAACGTGCCTATGACTACATCGTCGAGGCGCTGCAATGGATGATCGACGACGGAGTGGCGGCTAAATTCGATGTCTACGTTGAGTGGACGGCAGCGAGCGAACTTGGCGCACAGATCATTGCGTACAAACAGGATGGCTCGACGGTGGCGAACGCCTATACGTGGGCTTGGCAGGGGGTTAGCTAATGCCGTGGTCTAGGCCTCTATTGACCGATTTGCAAACACAAGTCGCGTCGGACATCGCCTCCAGCGTGCCGAGTTCCGATCCGCTGTTGCGCGTCGCGAACCTGAAAATCACTGGTAATGTGCAGGCCGGGCTTGCGCACCTCCATTACGGCTATCTCGACTGGATCGCTCAACAGGCCGTCCCATGGACGGCAACCGATGAATATCTCGAGGCATGGGGGGCACTGAAGAACGTCTATCGCAAACAGGCGACGGCGGCGACCGGGAGCATCGCATTTCCCGGTTCGGCGGGCACCATTAACGCAGGCACGACGATCGTGCGCGGCGATGGCGTTACCTATACGGTCAATGCCAGCGCAACCGTGTCGGGTTCGTCGGTGACTGTCGCGGTTACGGCGACAGCGGCGGGATCGGCCGGCAATTGTGCCTCGGGCACTGCCATGACGCTCGGCACCGCTATTACTGGCATCCAGTCAGGCGGAGCCGCGACTGCGGCCTTCACTGGCGGTGCAGACGTCGAGAACGATACGGAGTTCGGTGCGCGTGTGATGGCCGCATTCCAGGCTTCGCCGCAAGGCGGCGCGAAGGGCGACTACCAAACGTGGGCGCTCGCTGTTCCCGGCGTGACGCGCGCATGGATTGCGCCGAATGGCTTCGGAACCGGTACGGTCGTCGTCTATTTCATGATGGACAACTCGGAGTCTGCTTTCAACGGATTCCCGCAGGGCACGAATGGCGTTTCGCAATTCGACCAAGGCCCGGGCGGAGCGCCGCGCGGCGTGGTCGCGACCGGCGATCAACTGTTGTTGGCCAACATGATCATCACGCAGCAACCGGTTACAGCGCTCGTCTATGCGTGCGCACCGATTGCGAACACGATCAATTTCACGATCAACGGCCTGACCTCCTCGAGTACGACGACGCGCAACGCGATTGCCGCAGCAATTTCCGGCGTATTTTTGGCAAACGGCGCGCCGGGCGGAACGATCAACCTGTCGGCCATCGAATCCGCCATTTCTGCCGTTCCAAACGCTGCAGGATTCGTCATTACGTCGCCGACGGGGAACATCACGAGTGCGACGGGCTACCTGCCCGTACTAGGCACCGTCAACTATGTCTGAGGTGAGTAATGCTTGCGCCAAATCTCACCTCCGCAGACTATCTGCGCGCATTTCAGGCTTTGATGCCGCGCGGGCGCGTATGGCCTCGCGATCCGGATGCCATTCAAACGCGGGTCTTCACCGGCCTAACGCAGATCTACGGTAGGCAGACCGAGCGATCAAACTATCTGCTTGTCGACTCATTTCCAGCGACGACATACGAACTTCTTCCGGAATGGGAGGCGACGCTCGGACTTCCCGATCCATGTGCCGGAGAGGCGCCGACGGTGCAGCAGCGGCGAGCGCAAGTCGTTGCTCGATTGGCCAATACAGGCGGCCAGTCTGCGGCGTACTACATCGGATTCGCGGCTCAGCTCGGCTACGGAATCACGATAACGAACTTCGCGCCGTTTCGTTGTGGGCAAAGCACATGTGGCCAGCAACTCGGCAACACCGACTGGTTTTTCGCTTGGCAGGTCAATGCGCCGGCTGCAGCCGTTGTCCGTTTCGCCGCAGGGCAATCTACAGCCGGAGAAGCTTTGGGCTCATGGAATAACACAGTTCTTGAATGCGAAATCAGGGCGGTCGTACCGGCGCATACCATTGTGCACTTCGCATACGGTCAGACCGGACTTCTTGATTACACGTTCACCCTTGACACGTCTTCTCTCGCATAAAAACTAGGGCACCCATGTATCAAATTGACAATGCATCCGCAGCGATGTCTCAGCCGGCGTCTACCGCTGCCGGCACGGCTGGATTTTTCACCGACGGCAATCCGGCGACCGCTACGCCTGCGACGATCGTGCCCGCTGAGTGGCTAAACTCCGTGATGATGGAGCTCATCAACGTTGTGAATGCGGGCGGCGTTACGCCAACCAAGAATCAGTTCAACAACGTTCTGACGGCTCTAAAGAATAGCTTCTCGCCTGTTGTCGGATCCGCGCGAAACCTTGTCATGGGCGTAGGCACAGCCTCGGCTACCGCGACCCTGACCGCTGACGAGATCATTGTCGAGACCGCGCTCGGCGGCCAGACATATCGCCTCGCGAACTTCAACAAAACCATCAACCTTGCCACAACCGGCGCGGGCGGGATGGACGCTGGATCTGCCCCGACCTCGGGCTATGTCGCTCTGTACGCGATCTACAACCCGACGACTGGGGCGAGCGCGTTGCTCGCGAAGAATGCCACAAGCGCGGTGCAGCCGAATGTGTATGGTGGCGGAAACATGCCGGCCGGCTACACGGCATCGGCGCTGGTGAGCGTGTGGCCGACGAATGGGAGCGGTCAATTCCCAATTGGTTATCAGCGCGATAGATCTGTTGATATCAACTCTGTAACAACTCTTTCATCGAGTACGACACAGGCCTCCCCCACCGCCTTAAATATTTCTACTGCCGTCCCCCCAAATGCTGTAAGCGTATCCGGAACGGTGGCAGTCGCCTCTAGTGCAGCATCGACGACAAGTCTTTATCTCGCGTCCACTTCGACTGCTGGTGTTGGTATTCAGGGGGTCAATTACAGCACGACAGCGGCATCTGGAGGCGGCAGCTCGGTCGTTTTCAGAAATCTGCGTTTATCTGTCGCGCAACAGATGTATTACTACTCCGTCAACAGCGCGGGCACGCCTACGTACACCATCGCGATTAGTTCGTACGATTTCTAGGATAAAGAATGGCAACAATCAACGTTCAGTTTTTGGATTCGAACAAGACGGTAATCGTCAGCTACTTCGCGAATCCGCAGAACGCTCAAGCCTTTCCGAACCAAGGGCAGATCCCATCGTCTGACGCGCGATACGCGACATTCTTCAATAGCCTACCCTCATTCGCGCAGCAAGGGATGCCCGCCCCGGTCTAATCGTTACATCATCGATCGCACGATCGGGCCGAGCACATACGCCTCCGCCTCTGCCTTCGCCAGATAACCTTGTGCAGTTGGATGGGTGCCATCGGGCAGGAGTGCGGACCATTGAGCCTGAGGGAGTTGGCTGTAGTCGTCGACCACGGTTACGCCCATACTCTGCGCGGTCTGGATTTCCTGCTCGCGGAAGGCGATCAGATTCGCATTGACTGTCGCGTTTGGCGTTTTAAGCGGATTTGGTGTGAATAGTACGATCGTCTTGCCGGCAGCTCGCGCTATGCTGATGATGTTCTGAAGGTTAGCTGTGAAATTCTCGCTTGGCAGCCACGCATCGTTCAGGCCGAAGTTGACCGTCACGATTTGCGCCTTCGATGCAGACATCGATGCTTGCCATGTTTGCCCATTTTGACGTCCGGTTCCATTCAGTAGATCACCGGTCGTGGTGCCGGAGACGCCTTTGTTGGAAACCGTCACGGTTGGACCAAGTGAAGATTGAAGAAGTTGTTGGAGTGCGGCCGGTTCTGTCATTGATGCGGTGGCATATCCATCGACCGGACAGGCTTCTGTAGCGACTGCATTGACCGTAATTGTGCAACCTACCGTTGTGCTATCGCCATAGGCCTCAATCAACACGGATTTCGGTTGAGTTTGTGGGGGCGGAGATAGGTTTGAGCCGCCATCTCCGCCCCCGCCACACGCCGATAACGAAACCGCAGTCACCACTGCGCAAACCAACACTCCTCGTGACATAACTTCCCCCGTCTTGATTTTGATGCTGGGAATGATACCTCGTTTCATAGCAACCCCTCTAAATGGCCCTCGGGCCGGAGAATCCGCCGATCGGCGGGATGATCAGCCGCCTCCGGGCGGCATTTCTATTTCTGCTATGCGAAAACTCTTAGCCGCCTTTCTGCTGCTCGTCTCGTTGCCGGCGCTCGCTCAGTTCACACCTGGTCAGGTGCTGACCGCGGCACAGCTCAACAACCAGTTCTCGCTCTATGTGCCGCTGGCGGGCGGCACACTCACGGGTCCACTGACGGTGCCCACGCTCTCGGTTACGGGTTCCGTCACGACGCCAACGGTAACGGCAGCGCCGACCTCCGGTGCCGCGCTAACGGTCAACCCGGCCGGCACGAATTCTTCGTTCATTGACTTCACCAATGGTGGAACGCCAGGTCTCGGATATGCCTATGTCGGCTTCGATGTCCCTGGCGGGGCCTTGGCATCCGGGACGACGCCGCAAGCATTCATTGTGGGGTCGGGCGGAAACCACCCTGTTCAGATTGTCTCGAATAATATCGTTGTCGGCACATTCAGTAGTTCTGGCCTTTCTCTTCCGACATCGCTGAGCATTTCGTCCGGTGGTACTGGTGCAACGACGGCGACGGGCGCGACAGCCAATTTGCAATATCTACAAGGAGCACCCGGCAGTATTGCCAGGTCTCTGGCTGGCAAATTGGGGGAGCGCATTAGCGTCAAGGATTTCGGAGCGCTTGGGGACGGGATTAATCGTTTTGATGGGGCTATCACCTCTGGATCTGCGGTGCTTACTTCCGCGTCTGGGACGTTCTCATCGTCAGATATTGGGAAGCCAATCATCGTGAGTGGGGCGGCTTCTGCCGGGTTGCCTCTTGTTACGACAATTGCGTCAGTTTCGAGCGCTACGTCTGCAACCCTGTCAGCCAACGCAAGCACCACTGTTTCTGGGACTTCGTATGTGTACGGGACTGACGATACCTCGGCGATCAATGCTGCCGTAGCATCGATCAGGCTCACGGGGGGAATAATTTATTTTCCCCGCGGCACGTATATGCAGACCAGCACCATAACTGAGAACAACCAGTATGTGATGTTCTTGGGCGATGGGGGCGCCATCGACGGCAATCAGACGTTCACCAATACGTGGGCCAACATCGTCAGTAGCGCAGCGACACGAGTTGTATGGGCTGGCGCCGCGAATGGGACGATGCTCAACATTCAGCCCGTCGACGATGGTGCGCATGCGCCACTGAACGGCAATGGTGTCACCGGAATGATGTGGGATTGCGCAGAGCGAGCCCAGATCGGCTGGCTGTTCAAGACGCTCCGAAACGGAAAATTTTCCGATTCCTCAGTTGTCCGCTGCACCAACATCAATATCAGTCTCGGCACGACTACAAATAACGTTTATGGAGGAAATGTAAGCCTTTCCGGAAACGTTTTTGACAACGTTGCGGCAAGTAACGCCAACCTTACTGCGACGACGAATTCTGCAATTCCATGGGTGATGTGGGGAAACGCTTTGATCGGCGGTGTCAACGAGAATGAATTTCGCAATCTCCAAGCCTTTAGCGCGACCTACACGGTAGGAACCCCGTCGTGGGACATCGGCAATACGGACGATAACTCGTGGTACGAGTCGAAGTGGAACGGCTCCATGATTCTTCAGGCTGCTGACACTGGTACGCATGATGTAACGTCCTTCTCTCTGTCTCAGAACCATTTCTTTTACAAGACTCTTGGCAACATCATTGTCAAGGAAGCCAACAATCCGGGAACGCAACAACCTAGCTTTGGACATGTCGTATATGGATATTCAGGGAATCTGATCAATCCGATCACGGTTCAAGGGCGCGGCGATATAACGGTCTACGGAACGACCATTAATTATTCGAATCGCCTTGGTCTAATGACATATGGCTCGCAGCCAGCGTTCACAAACGTCTATCTGAGTGCCGCACAGTCCATTCCTAACAACACTACTACCGCCGTCACGTGGGCCGGTGCCAACTATGACCAATTGTCCGCATGGTCGTCTGGTTCTCCTACGCAAGTTACCGTTCCGGCGAACGTCAAATGGGCAAATGGTGTCATGTATTGCTCATGGGGCAACAATGGCACCGGTCAGCGTTATATCGGAATATATTTGGCGGGTTCGCCTGTCGCCGAACAACAGAATCCAGCCAGCGGGTCGTCTCAACAGACGATCACAACGGGCGTTATTCCCGTATCGCCAGGCCAAGTATTTACAGCCAATGTCCTTCAGGCATCTGGTGGTGCGCTTAATATCAACAATACTTGCCGCATGACGATTAACTGGTACTAAATTAGCATCGTAAAATTGCAATGATCGTCGCCCTCCAAACCGTTCCGCCGTAGATAACAGTCCGAGACATCATCACACTCGCGCTGAAGACTGCGAACGTGCTGGGCGTTGGGCAATCTGTCTCGCCGGAGGCGGTGAACGCAACATCCGGAACAGTGATTGGTGCGCCAACGACGCTGGCCGCGAATGCAGGACGGGCATGGCTATGCCACGGTTCCAATACGGCATTGTATCCGCTCTATTGATTTCCTTCGCCGCCACGTGCGGCTTTTCCCTTTCTAGAACCACATGGACAACACGACCGTTGCCGGGGTCGGCGGCATTGCTACTGCTGTTGTAGGCGCGTTTAGCTGGTTGATCAGACGCGCCATTAGTCAGGCAGATAAGAAGTTTGAAGCACACGATCAAAAGTTCGAGGCGCAGGAGAGGCAGATGAAGGAGCAAGAGAAGGCGTTCGACGCTTACCGTCTCCACGTTGCAGAGACTTACACTCCGAATTCTGCTTTCGAGAAAGCTATTGATCGATTCAGTGCATCCGTCGATGCGGTTTTCAAGAAGCTTGAGGCGATGGACGAGAAATTCGATCGCAGGCTAGAGAACAAGGCGGATCGACAATGAACGAGCAACTTCTCAAGGATGAGCTTCGCCGCGACGAGGGTGTGCGATATTTTCTTTGTAACGAGTAGTGTCAAACAACATTTCAACATACAATGTCGGCAAGGGGGTGTGCTATGCCGACATGCAAGACTTGCGCGATTGTTTTCGATGGCCCGTATCGACAGAAATATTGCTCTCCGCTTTGCCAACTGATGGGCAGAGTTGAAAAGTCAAGCAGCGGTTGTTGGAATTGGAGTGGCGCGGTTGGCACTCATGGTTATGGCGTTCTAAACATGGGTGCTGGCGCGAGCACCACTCATCGAACAGCCTATCTCCTGATGAATGGAGAAATTCCGGATAATATGCTCGTTTGTCATTCATGCGATAACCGCCGATGCGTCAATCCCAAGCACCTATTTCTGGGATCATGCGCGGATAATTCTGATGATATGGCCGTGAAGGGCCGCGCCGCATGGAAAGGAAAAACAAGATCTCCCGAGGCTCGCGAAAAAATGCGAGCCGCCAAGCTGGGGAAAACCGGCACACATACCGACGCTCAGAGAGCTGCAGCATCGCTAACGATGCAAAAACTGTGGACTAACCCGGAATTTAGACAGAAGATAATAGACACTTCCACTGGTCGCATTAAATCTGCAGAAGAGATACAGAAGCTTCGTGAATATGAGCGCACCCCAGAAATGATCGAGAAATATCGTGCTGCGGCGCTTCGCAGAGAAGCACGGAAGCGCGGCAAATAATCGATCGCCAAATTAATATCCAACCCGCTTCGGCGGGTTTTTTGTTGCCCGAAGCAATCATGAATCTTACTCCTCAGATCATCGCCGCCGGCACCGGATGCACGTTGCTTCGTGCGTCGCAATGGCTCGATCCAATGCAAGCCGCATGTGATAAGTACGAGATCAATACGCCGCTCCGAATGTCTGCGTTTCTCGCTACCTATGGTGTCGAGTCGCAGTATCTGACGGCACTATCCGAAGATATGTACTATACCGCGACACGCCTAATGGCGATTTTTCCGCGCGAATTTCCGAATCAAGCACTCGCATCGCAATATGCCGGGCAACCCGAAAAACTGGCTAACTTCGTCTATGCGAATCGCAACGGGAATGGCGATGTCGCGAGTGGCGACGGTTGGGCGTTCCGAGCGCGCGGCGCTGGACTCACTGGGCGCACACTGTACCAACTGATCGTGATGGCCATCGATTTGGATGTGATCGCACATCCGGAACTTCTCGAGCAACCAGAAAATGCCGCGATGGCATCCGCTTGGTGTTGGGCCAATCGCAATATGAATAAGCTCGCCGATGCTGGGAATTTCCTCGGCATCTCGAAAGCGTGGAATCTGGGTAACGCCAACAATCCCGGCACTCCGGTTGGTTGGCCGCAACGGCGCTCACTTTACGCGGCAGCGAAATCCGCTTTCGGCATCTGATCCCGCATCCCCTCACCTAATAGCCCGCCGCGAGCGGGCTTTTTGTTGTCTATGACTTCCGAAACTGCACACGAAACGCATCGGACACTGACCGAGGACGTCTTCTATCCCGGCCATGAGCCGCGCACTGAATCCTCGATCTTCCGAGCCAGCAAGCGCGAGATGAAGGCCGAAGGCGGCTACGTCTGTGCCATCTGCGGCGACGAAAAGTCGGTGGAAAGCCATCATCGATTTTTCGAATGGGCGTACAGCCATGCGATCGACTTCGCGTGGATCCGCGACGTCGCTCTGAACAAGACCGACGTGATGTTCTCGCACAAGTTGCAGCGCGTCGTGCCGATTCCAAAGAAGCACCCGGTCTGGGACTTGATCCGCCTGACGCAGGGCTTCGATTGGGAGGCGTTCGATCCAACGAAGCCTGAGACGTTTGTCGATTCGGTCTACAACCAACTCCCTCTTTGCGAGCTTCATCACCGCGGCAAAGGACATGGGCGGCACGAAGAAAGCGACCCGGTATGGAACGTTCAGGCGTTCCTCATTCCCGGCTTCGTGTACTCGCCCGACGAACTCAAGTCACTTCACAAGGAGTAGCTCATGTACAAGGCAATGATTAGCGGCGGCCTGACTATCTCTGCCGCGGATCTCATCCCCAGCGTAGATTGGGCGATCCACGGCTTCCATGGCCCGGTCCCCGCCAATCTCTCGGGCCTCATCGCTGGCGCCCTCGTAGCGGCCATTCATGCCGGCTACAACGCGTGGGCTGAACGCACCGACAAGCAAGCACCAGCCGCGCAGTAACCCTCCGCCTCAACTCCCGAAAGGTCTCACCTATGAAACGTATGCTGCTTGCGGCGGGACTCGTTGCGTCCGTCGCTCTCGCTGGCTGCTCGTCCCTCCCGATCGCCCAACAGCAATTCCAGGCGGGCTGCACGATCGTGAACGGCGATCTGGCCATCCTCGCCACGTCGCCGCTGCTGAATGCAGATCAGCAAGCCGCGATCTCGAAGACGATCCTGCCGGCCAATGAGGCCATCTGCAAGGCCGGCGCGTCGCTGCAATGA